TACAACATTTTTTCAAACAAACAAATAATGAAAATATATTTTTCATTGTTATTTTCACACGCATAATATCCATCTTTCTAATGACTTTCAACACGCCACAATATGCCTTACCTGTAATTTCTGCAATTTGCAGTGAACTTATTGTTCTTTTTTCGCCATTTTCCCCATCAATAGGTATTAACTTATTAAAATTTTCCATATCTTTGCGATATAAGATTAATATTGTTCCCCGTTGGCGGCTCAGTCACTTCCGCCTTCGGGGATTTATTTTGACTGATTGTAGCAGGTGAGGAATCGAACCCCATTGTGCCATTATTCACTCCTGCTTTCCTCCCTTATACTATCCACGCTTGGAATTGTATAAAAAGAAAGTTCCGTAATAGGTGCAAGCTACTACGGAACAGTCATATATAAACTCCAATAGGAGAATATTTAATCAACATCAAGTAACGCCTTGCACTTGTTACAGATACAAAGGTAAATGATGTTTTTATCTTATACAATGGTATGAATATTAAACAAAAGACAATATCAATTAATAGTAATACTAAGTAACGCATAGTAATATATAGTAACGCAATTATTAAATATTACATTCACAATTTAGACAAAATCTAAATTACAACATAAATGATAGTTTTGTTTTTCAATTAAAAAATAAATATCTTTTCGCACAAGACATTTGAGGAAAAATCAATATTTACATTGGGAGAACATTGGGATATTTCCGGTAATACAATTTAGTCAATGTAGATTTAAGGCTGTTATAGTCTTTGATAAAGCCTAAATCTATCCATTGAGCTATCTGTAATTCTAACTCATATAATTCGCGGATTTTATCTTCATCGCCAATCTTATTACGCATTTCTGATTCATGTTTGCCATAAACTATGATGTTTAGAGACTTGGCTAAGTCCTTAATCTTTTTCTGGAATATATCCCCAGGGAGTATTGAACAAACGGCACGACACATAGCAGGATAAGCATCTCCAGCTAAATTACGGTATTGAATCATCTCATCATATACGAAGCGTATTACCTTTACTTCAAAGCGAGGATTAATCCACATGGCAAATTTGGTAAATAAGAAAGGATGCATCCATACTTCTTCTTTAGGTCTGCCAGCTTTACCCTTCTCTTTAACCTTACTCTTCTTAACTACCTGATTATCAATTTTAGGGGAATTTTCCCCTAAACCATTTTCACGTTCTTCAGCTATGAGCGCTTCTATAAAATCTCCAGTTCTTTTAGCCAAAAGAAACTCATCCATTTTTCTTTGTTCATTTCCTTTTACTGAATTCCATTGACGTAACAAGTCCCCACCGTCAAAATAGCCATCTTTTGTTCTCTGACTAACTGTAAATTCACCCATTGGGCGAATCATGATTTGATTCGTTTTCATGTCTTTTCGTTCACAAGATGTTCCGTACATCTTAATACGGGATATAAAAAATGCGGCAACCGATATAGAGGAGTCGGCCACCGCATCATATCCATTACTCTTAATGAATATATAATATCTTTCTATGCGAAACCTCTATCTATCGCTGTTGCTAAATTAATAAATAATACGGGAAACGCCAAAATAATAGAATGATAAAAATCACCATTTTACGGAAATATGAATTCTACAAACTCACCCGACCAGTTTTCACCTTCACGACAGAACTTATACACATCTCCAACCTTGTATAATATATAAACACATTCATCCATAACAGCAGCCTTCTCTGCGATTGAACGCATATGTTCCATCTCCCTCATTGATTTATTCCCTTGGCACAAGCAGTTTTTCATAATTCGGTTCAATTCCATTTTTTGTTAATAATACTTTATAGTTCGCACCTCCTTATAAATTTCTCAATAGAGGGCATAAGCCTGTACGTAACATAATGCCTCCTTGCTTTGGAGCTTACCTTGAAAATTTTATAACCATATTTCTTCTCAATATCAGAACCAAAAGAAACGCCATAGCTGGCAATCCTTATACCATTTGATATTGGTATTGCCGTGATGGAACTATAAAAATCTCCACGTATGATAAGGTTTGGAGTATTGTTCCCTCTTGCAGAAAAACCCAGATATGAAGGTTTCGGTTTCTGTATCTTTGTCTTCCAATTTTTATAGCGTTCGGCGTTTTTCTTCCAATGCTCTCCATAAGTTTTTTTAAAGTATGGGTCCTCTGTATATCCGGGAATTAAAGGACTTTCATCGCCATCAACACCACTATATAGCTGTTCTCGTATATATTCCTCAAACTGAGGAACATCCCTTTCCATCTTATCCCTTATCATTGGCTGAATGCCATCAGCCAATTTCTTCCAACATCTCGCGTATTCCTCCAATGTCATAGCAAAACGGGGGATCAATCTCCCCCGCCTCCTAAATTACTGTTATTGATAATTCTATTATATACGGAAACCAGCCTTGATTTCCGCCTTTCTCTAGAAATGTCCTTCCAGAATACATCTATATTCTGAGCGACAAACTCATCCAATGAAAGTTTGACCACCTCGGACTCTATAAATGTGACTCCATTAATTCTCATTGTACCCATTGTTCAATTCCAATGACCCCATTAGCCTGTAAAATAGAAGGAGATTTAAGCACCGGTACACCTCCTGTCGCTGTAAGCACACCGTTACTGTATTCCAGTGCTGACGCACCAGAAACGACTGTTGAAGCCTTATTAGACAATACAGTGCCATAATATGCAGTAAGGTCTGTGCGGTCATAGTGATCCACGAGTTTATATGTATTCTCAGGAGATGCCATTTTGACAAATTCAACGTAATTCAATCCCTTGAGAACATTTTCCAAATTGACACCCGCTTGCTTTACAGACATGTTTTTCATCATCTTCTCCGCATCGGAATACATTGCATTAAACGCAAGATAAGCCTTTTGTCCGCTTGAGTCATAAGTCTGCCCTGTAGGGTAAACCCCTGACAAATCGAATCCTGCAAGCTCGTCTGTTCCGTCATCCTCTCCGTAGATAACATTATTCTTGTCAAAAACATACATATCAAACAATGTATCCTTGTTGGCTACAAGATTAGCTTGTAAAGCTAGATTAAACTTACGCAACGTGAATGTATCCGTCCTTGCCGAATAGCCCGTTATTTCCGACCCGGCATAACCATTTTCTGTTGTATTGGGTTCACCGCCGCTTACCGCGTATTCCGAAAATCCTGTAATAGGATAAATTCTGTCCGGATAATCAGCATGACAGGCTTCCTCCAAAGCATCAGCAGTCAATTCCTTGGGCAGTTTTTTGCCATGAATGACCAATATAACACCTGCGACCTTGTCCGGTTGCAGGGGGCAGTAACTCATTCCAGTATTAAATCCGGACGTGCTGCCGCACTCTCTAATATCTGTTCGCATAACAATTCTGATTTTTAACTGTTAAATCCAAATTCTTTATTTCAATAGCATCTATCTTTTCGCCAACTTCCTTACCGTCAACATCAACAGCGCCACGTCTTCCAAAACTATAATTTTCTGAATATGTATGGCTTACAATACCGGAGTAACCGAAATCAAATTTATCACATTTTTTTAACTCTTCTATGAATCCGTAATACAAAGGTCGAAGAATACCTTCAAAAGATATCTCACGACGTTGTTCATTTGTATACTTTTCCAGTGTATTGGTAGCGATTATTATGTTTACAGATGCCTTACAAAAATAATTCTCACTATCCCTTTCCTCGTCTAAGGGAACATACAGCCCTATCATTGGGAATTTTCCCGATGCTGTCACCCTGCTTTTCCCAAGAAGAAGAAGTGTTTCCCTTATATAAGAACTGTCACCATATATGTAATTTATCTGTTGATCCATTCTTTTTGACAAGGAAGCACATACATCTGATATTATATCAATTATCATAACCCAAAGGAATTAATTGTTTCTATCAATTCGAAATCGGTGGCGATATCCGGATAGTCCGCATTATTGGCTTGAAGCCATCTCACAAGTCTGATATTCATTCTTACCATGTCGTTCCATGCAAACATCATTTTCCTTTCGGGACTTACAAGACGACCATCATCTCCATCAGCCTTCACTCCTGTAATAGTCGCCTGAGTGTGATTATGTCTCAAGTAATGGAAGTATATATAGTTGGCGATGGGGGATTTGGAAATCTCCCTATCGCCATCACTATATTTCATGACAAGATGCGCTATAAGATCATCCCATCTTTTTTCCTTAGTTTTTCCATCGTTGGAAATATAGGATGAGAATTCCTTATACAACTTTTCCCCTAGGAGCTTCTCTAAATATTCCGGCTCATATTGCATTACAAAGCCTTGAAGGCTGTCAACAATTGCCTTATTAGTCTCAGAAGGAGTATGTATATTCAATACTGCACCTTCGATATCAAGAATACCACCTTGGAAAAAAGTATAATCCACCAACATTACACAATATCTTTGAGGTTCTTCTTTTTATTGAACAAATCTTCAGCACCGATTTTCTTAGCGTCCTCCATCAATTCCGAAGGAACAGTGGCAACACGTCCATCTTGGAAGAACTTACCTGCAAGTAACATATTAACACTTACTTTATCACCTTTTTTATAAACGGCCCCGTCCTTTGCGAACTCAACCTCATAAGTTTTAGTCAAATTTACTTTCATAATGTTTAATAAATTTATCCGCCAATACCGGCAGGGGTTATAGCTTCAATAACGGTCGCAATCTTATCCTTGACAAATGCAGTTTTATATTGCTTTTTAATATACGCCATAAGACGTTTTTCACCAAGGATAGTCACCATATTTTTAGTGAAATCATCATTTTCCCATCCAAGTGTAATGGTAAGAACCCATACATCACGGATGTTAAGATAGTTAAAATCGCCAACCCAAATATCACCTTGCTTGATTGCTGTGCTGGTTTCCACTCTCAGACCTTGAATCAGTTCATCGCCAATACGGAAAGGACGAAGATATTGCCCATTAACATCCTTAGTCAACTGCATCTGCGCATAGTCAAGAGGATGCATAAGCACAAGATTTGGACGATAAGCCATATTGGACATTGACACAATCTGTGTATACATACCAACAATAACATCATAAGTGTTGGGCTTATCTACTTTCAGAGCTGTCAAAGAGAATGTAGGTATATCACTCCCAATCCCTTTAATCTGACCGCCGGAACCAGTACCAGACAGAATACCTTCTTCTTCTTTCAAACCAATACGATTGATAATCTCAGCCCTAACCTCCGCAACCAACTGAGGCAAATCAGATAATGTTTCTTCAGTTACTTTTGCGCCAAGAGCCACTTTGCCAGCATTGATAGTAACTTCTGCCAATGTACCGCTCATCATAGGCTTAAGACCGCCTTCTGGAACCCATTCAGCTTCTTCTTCACCTGGATTGAACTCCGCATAAGTCAATGATCGTGTAGATATTGCTGCCACATTGGCAAATTTACGGATTACAGTCTGGGAACGTGGATCAACAGATAACTGACTATCAATTGTCATGTTATAATGTGGTGCCACACCCGTACTCTTCAAGGGCTCAACCTCCTTCTTGTTTATAACAAGCGTAAGGCTTTTCTTAAAACCGGGGGACTGCTTACAAGCCGTTTTCAAGTCCACAGTTTTCTCTCCATGCTTGCCTACTGTGATGAAATCCTTCAATTGATCTTCAATCTGCTGGTCTACAGACTTGAACACCATTTGCCCGTCTTCATTCTTATGCATTGCACCTTTCATGCGAACGATTATCTCTTTCATCTCACCAAGTTCCTTACGCACTGTATCCAATTCCTTTTCGGAATCTATCTTTTGAGAAACCTCATTTAATTTATCCTCAAAAGTTTTTTTGTCGATAGTATCGTCCATGAAATCGCCTACAGTAGCGTTTATTGCGTCCTGCAACGCCTGTAATGACTTCACGGAAACCTCATCCATTACCGACAAATCAATTTTGCTTAAAAAGTCAAATTTCATGCTTCTTTAAGTTTTAAAGGTTTTGTAAATAGTTTTATTTTTTCATCGGCTCCCTCTTCATCAAGTGGCTTGTCTGCCGGCTTGTATCGAGCGAGTGACATCGCTTTTCTTACTAACATTTGGATTTCCTCCCTCTTTCTTATCGGAAGTCCTTTACATACATCACTTATTTCAACCGGAAGTGACTCCAACGCACTTTCATATTCTTCTGCCGATTTCAGACCAAGATATTCAGTTTCTCCGTTACATCCTATGGACACTACGGATATCTCATACAGAATGACTTCCTTTACAACCAAGCAATCACGTTCCCTGTCATATTCACATTTTTCCCATACATAACTATAACCTATAGAGAACTGGTTCAAAGTGCCACTTTCAAGCTGCTTCAACGCTTGATTTCCTCTTTCCACATCATCAATAGACGCTTCAAAGTAAAGCCCTTTCTCATCTTCTTGCAGAAGCGTAATGCGTCCTATAGGCTCATGCATGTCATGCATCCACAACATGATAATCTTATCATTAGCAGAACTTCCCGGGCCTCTCTCCTGTATGCTTTTTGAAAAACAACCTTTCAGGAGCATGTCACCGGACTTATCAATGTTATTGAAAACCGCAGCATAGCCACTGATAGTTCTGCTGCCAGAATCATATTGTATCTCCTTTGCATAAAAAGCTAAGGATTTATACTGCTTCCCCAGCCTGTTTTTGTATTTGCTTGTCTCCATCATTATTTATTTCACTTTTAAATTCTCCCTTAGGATTATCAGGATCAATATCTGTAAAATTGGACATTTCGGTTCTTGCCTCTTCAAAAGTAATCAGCCGATTGTTATACAATGAAGCTACAGCATTAGAGGCTGTAGACAAGGCATCCGCCAATTCTTTCATATCCTTTTGAAGGCAAGGGACATGAGTGAAGTCCATTTTGATTATTGCCCTGTCCTTACATATAGCATTAGTCAGAGCCTCTGTTATAGATTCACTGTCAGGTATAATAAGGTCCTGATATGCCGCTTTCTTTGCTTGAGAAGAGTTATCATAAGTACTTCCTTGTATAATCAGATTGGGGTCAAAGCCTATCGTCTGAGCTATCGCTTCCAAACACGCCTTATCCTCCTCATGAAGCTTCAATTGGTCTGTATTTGACCCTAATGTAATCCACCCTAGTTTCTTAGGAGTCACCATGATTTCATACAACTTATGCACTATACCATATTTCCTTTTGAAATCATCCTGCAATTTCTTGGATTCAGACGGAGTAATAGCTGCATTCCCTACGTCAGTCGTATCATTTCCGTATAGTATCCCTTTAGGTCCTCCATTAACAATAAGGTTTCCTCTCCCTATCAGTTGAGCCATATAGTTTCGAGTATGAGTAGATAATGCGTCCACAGGGGAGTGGAAGGTAATTCTCCCTCCATTATTACTTGGAATATCCATTATCGAATCGTATATGACAAAATACTCCTCATCACCAAGTTCTATATTCTCATTTCCCCAACGTATATATACCCTTTTAGAAATTGAAGAAAGTTCTGTTTGAGTAAATGGGCTCTTACCAAGAGACTCCATGTAGAATAATTCGGGAGGTATTACCATCATGGATTTAGGAAGGTCGGATTTTAAAGCTCTTAATGTATAAATAGGGCAAAAACCGAAACACTTCAAAGATATCTCAACCTGCTTTATGAAAGAACGCCCACTCTGTATCACATTCGGACGATTCAGAAGAGTCACAATGTCTTTGAAACTCCTCTTCTCGTTTCCGTTAATATCCGTCACATAATACCGCCCATTCTGCATCATTCTTCCGCAATGATCTAGAACCATTGCAAACGGCCAACATTCATGTAAGGCTCTTGATTTCCCTTTAACGGTCGACATGTCAAAATCTATATTTCCTCTATTACCAGAAAACAGATTTTCCACCCATTTAGGAACATAAATAAAATTACCACCATCATCTTTACCATGATAAGTAGCATCACTATACATATCCTTATTCGACTTCTTTAAAGAAGGTATCTTAAACCATTGTTTCATTGTTCAACAATAAAGGCAACCGCCGTTATAATACAGCAATTGCCTCCACAGTGATCACGTTCTAAAAGTGGGTATGGTGTAACTTCACACCATGAAGGCTATTGCCTGCTACAAAGGAACAAATTAATTTATTCATTAACAAACAATTTAAATATTATTTTTGTTTAATCTAAATTAAAATAACAGATTATACAACATATATTTTATTAACCTTTTTCCCATGTGGATACAACCTGTTTGATATCTTCGCTATTGTCTTCTTGGGAAAATGGGATAGAGAGTAGGGCGTGGATTGAACGGCTGCTGTGCTTTTTGCTGGCGGTCGTTCTTTTTTTTGTATTCTTATTTGCGAAAGAAAGAAGCAATATTTATCTTTGTGGAAGCGTGTGAAGATGCACGCCACATTAATTATGACGAAAGGACATACTACATATTTGATAAAGCCAAGAGCTTGTTGCGGATTAGTTTCCGTAGCAGGCTCTTTTTTGTTTTGTATAACAAAATAAAGGTTAGCTTGAAAATCGGGTAATCCAAAACGTGTAATTAAAGGATTAAAAAAGGATTGAACTATAATTTTTGTATAATGAGAAAGGAGACAAAAGAAAACATTCAGTATTCAACCGCTGTGGGGATGCTTGTACTGGGAGCGTCCTTGGCTGTGGCTGGCTTTGTGTGCTCGGAACCTATGGGCCAGATACACGACAGTGTATTGTGGTTGTTTGCTCAATGTCTGTTGTATGCCGGTAGTGTTTTTGGCATCAGCATCTATATTAACAGCCGGTTTAATAATTTAATAGAGCAATTAAAAGAAAAGGAGGGAAAGAGAAATGGCTGACGTAAGAAAACTTGCACCGTTTATCCTGAAGTGGGAAGGCGGTTTTATAAATGACCCTGACGATTTGGGAGGGGCTACCAATATGGGCGTAACCATCGGAACTTATGAAACGTATTGCCGGAAGAAAGGCTATCCCAAGCCTACGGTTGAAAGATTGAAAAACATCACGAAAGAAGAATGGACGGAGATTTTGAAAACCATGTACTGGGACAGATGGAAGGCTGACGAAATTAAATCGCAATCCGTGGCGAATATTCTTGTGGATTTTGTATGGGCTTCTGGGGCACATGGTATTAAAGTACCGCAAGATTTGGTTGGTGTGATTCCTGATGGCATTGTCGGACCTAAGACACTTGCCGCAGTTAATTCCCGTAATCCGCGTGAACTGTTTGACCAGATCAAGATTGCACGGTTTGATTTCATCGAGGATATATGCCGGAAACGCCCAGCAAACAACAAGTTCAAACGTGGTTGGATGAACCGTATCAACGATATAAAATTTGAGGGATGAGACAAAGGGTCTATATATGGATTGCGATAGCGATAGCATTGCTATTGCTGTTTGGGTCATGCCGGAGTATAAGGTATGTCCCGGTGGAAACAATAAGGACTGACAGTATTTATCTTACCGTGCATGAACGTGATTCCATTCACATTAAGGATTCTGTCTATGTAAAAGAGAAAGGCGATTCAGTATTAGTTGACAAGTGGCATATAGTCTACCGTGACAGGACAATCCGCGATACAGCCTATATAGAAAAGGAGAAAGAGGTAGAAGTTCCCTATCCTGTGGAGAAGGAATTAACATGGTGGCAGAAGACAAAATTAGAACTAGGAGAGTTATCTATAGGTGTTATATTAGTATTGTTAATCGTAGTCATTTGGTTGATAAAGAAGAAGGGAGGTGCAAGATGAGATAGCAACATCAAGTATCATCCGCCACAGGTAGAAGTGTGGCATATAATAGAAAAACTCATTTAATAAAAGTAATTCTTTCAGGGGGCAGAATTAAAATAACCCCCGACACTTGAAGTTTAACGCCAATCAAACTTTAAAGCATACAAAAGCATACATAGGTAAGTGTCAGGGGTAGTAATATCCTTACTTATTTCCTACGTATGCTTTTGTCATGATTGTATTTGATTGGCAAGGCAAAAATACAACAAAAATTTAAACCACAATGTGTAAGTCTGAAATTTTGCCAAAATAATAGCTCTTGTTTCTAAAGGAACAGAAATACCTACCGAATTAATAGTAAGTGACAACCGTGTCACAGAGATTGTTAACGCTAGATATATCCTTGTATATATTCTATACGAAAAAGGATTTTATCCATCTCAGATTTCTTCTCTCATTCATAAAACTAAGCGTTCAGTGAACTATATGATATCAAATTTTCATATACGTCTAAAAAGTGAAAAAATGATGAGAATATATTGGGATAATATAAAGAATTTGTTGGGAAACAACTGATTCCTCATGAGATATGATATATATACTTTTGTGAACGGTCGATTTTGACCGGGATACAAAATACAAATACTTATGGAACGAACTTATGTTTTTAACCAAGACGGTGGAACCGGCGCAAACAATGGTCTGCTTGCGTCCATTCTTCCGTCCTTGCAGAGCCGTGGAATTGACACAGGCTATCTGATGGGGCTGATGGGAGGAAATGGAAACGGCGGCTTTTTCGGAAACAATGGAGGTTTTCAGGACATCATTGCATTGATTGTGATTGCAGCCATCTTTGGTAACGGAAACTTTGGATTTGGTGGCAACAACAACCAAGGAGCGAACGAAGGAAGAGAAATGATCATGCAGACACTTAACCGAAACGGTGTCGACATTGCAGCATTAGCACAAGCTGTGAACACATCATCAGACCAAATCCTTGCCGGTATTAACTCTGTATCACAGGCTATCTGCGGTCTCGGCAACCAAATGGGCCAGAACACTAACAGTATCATTACCGCCATTATGCAGGGTAATAACACACTGGCATCATCTATCGCCAATTGTTGCTGTGATTTAAAAACCCTTATTTCCGGTCTTGGTACAGGAATGGAGCGTGGCTTCTCCACAATCGCCTACGAGACACAGCGTCAGACATGCGACATTACAAAATCTATCGAAAGCTCAACAGCCCAGATCTTAGCCGGTCAACGTGCTGCTGAAATGCGTGAGATGCAAAACAAGATTGACAAACTCCGTGAAGAGAACAGCACTTACAAGAGTTCAGCTATGACCTCCCAGATTGTCGCACAGGCTACCGCTCCATTGGGCGAAGTTTTGAAAGACCTGTCTGCGCGTCTTGCCAAGATAGAATGTAACCAGCCGGAAGTTGCCAAAGTGCCGTATAGTCCGGTTGTCGGTGTGCCGACTTGTGTGGCTGCACAATATGGCTTTGGTTTCGGTTTAAACTCATGGAACGGCTTTAACGGCTGGGGGTAAAAAGGAAGGAGGCTATATGGCGTTTATCAGTCCTTTTATAATGGCCAACAAAAACGGTATCCCACGGCTTGAAAGTACGGGGGTTACGGTGGGCACAACCAATGTGCGTTTCTCGTTCCGCAACCATCCGTTCCTTTCAGCACCGTTCAGTGGATTGATCGTTTTCCGACTGGCGCAGGCTATCCCAACGGGAACGACCGGTACTTTGCCGGTTGTGTTTGACACTAACGGTGCTACACAGGCACTGACTACTATCGGCGGAGCGGATGTTACTGCGGCCGACATAACCGGCACGGGTATTTACCTATGCTATTACGAATCAGCGAGCAACACGTTGCAGATACTGACAGGAGTGGTATAATTACGGGTGGGAGAAATCCCACTCATTAAAAAATCAAACAATCATGTTTCAGAACTTACGAGCAAACAGCCAATTGTATGTACTTCACAAAGAAGCCAAACATTATATAGAAACAGCCTCAGTGGTCAGTGTGTCAACCCCAAGAGCCAAATATCCAGTGGCACAACCATTTGCTTCTCCTCAGGTGGAAATGGTGGTGGACGTGGTGGCTTCCATTAATGGGCAGAATACAACTTTCCAGAACCTTCCTGCCGGAGGAGATATAGCGGACTTCGGGCAGAACGGCAATATTGTAATATCATGTTCACGTGATGCGATGAACAATGAAATATCCATGATAAAGCAGAAGAGACTGGAAAGGGTGAACAGCAGAGACTATGACCTTAGTGTGATAGCGTCCTGTGACGAGATGCTGACAATGATCAACCCCGAATTTGCAGAGAAGCAACGACAGGAGAACGAGATCAATACGCTGAAAGGGCAAATGGCGGAAATGAGCAAGAACATGTCTGACCTTATGGAATTGAACAAACGGCTTATGGAACAGCTCGGAGTGGTTGAAACATCCAAAACAAAGAAATGATTATGGGAATGTGGGAAATATTAGAAGAAGGGCGTGACGATTACGGACGCGGCTTCGGTATGAGAGGTGACGAGGTGGAGGAAGCCTATAAGGAAGGCTGCCGCAAAGGTTACGAAAAAGCCATGAGAGAAATGCGCGGAGAAATGGGTTTCCGTGATGGCGGAAGAAGTTATTCAGGTGGTGGAAGCTCATCCGGCATGGATGAACGCAGATACCCCGGATACTTTCCTGAATATCCGCGTATGGATGACATGGGCGAACGCAGACGCAGACGCGCCAACGGTGAGTTTTATTAATGGTGGAGGGGTGGAATGCCCCTCTTTTTAAATTAAAGTTAAGTTATGGAACAGAGATTGGATACATATAGCAAATTCCCATCAGGAATGAAACTTTACTTGGAATCGTATGGATTCCATTTCAGCAAGAAACTTTATGAATGGGCCGTTTCAAAAATGAAGGTGAAAGACGAAGCCACGGGCAAAGAGAAAAAGCTGGAGCCGTGGAGCAAAGATGAAGTGGACGATATGCTGAAAGCGAACGGAATTACCATTGAGCACGACAAGGGTTATGACGTTGCTTATGTCGCAAACATGCTGAAAGCGGGTTTCTATAAAAAATCATTGGTTGACGAGGCTCACTTATGCAAGCATATAAAATGCTACCTTGATGATATTGATGGCGATCCTTGCAGGGCATTTGACGAGTTCTTTGCCACCTGTATAGGTAAAGGGATTCCTGTAATCTGGTCGGATGTGATATGATTGTTCAGGAGTTCTACATACCGAAATATGGAGACTGGCACGTCAAAGTGTATTATGCGGTACACACCTATTGGGCGGATCGGATTATTATGGACCTGTACCGTATAGGATGCAGGGGGGATTCCCTCAAGCGTGCGTATCGCAATCTGACCGAAGGCAGAATGAATACCGGTCTAACCTATTCGGACTACAGGAAAAGAGAGACAGTAATGGTTATCTCACTAACCTCTACCCCCGAAGAGTTTCAAAATTCGTGGGACCACGAAAAAGGTCATTTGTGCCGGCATATCTCCAAGGCTTTCGGGATTGATCCTTATGGAGAGGAAGCGCAATATCTCAGTGGATATGTCGGTCAAAAGATGTTCCCTGTAGCCAAAAAGTTCTTATGTGAACATTGCAGAAAGGGAATGGAAAAATAATAATCGAACAGAAGCGTTCTTTGACTTGTTGGAATTACCGTTTTTACAAAATAGTCGTGAAATTATATACATAAATCCAATAAAATTATATATCTTAATTATATGATATTATTGGAATAACAAATACTTTATTCTATCTTTGAGCCGAATTTTAAATTATAGATGGAAATGGAACAAGAAAACAACAATGCGATTCTTTCTTTTGAAGACTTTAAAAACCAAAACGGCATCGTTTATTGGTGGGCCTCAGAAGTAATGGTTATGCTTGGATATAATGATATGAAAGCATTTTGTAAAGTTCTTGACCGCGCGACAAAGGCTTTTGTTTCGCTCAACATTCCTCATTATGAAAATATAATAGCTGTGAAACGCAATAATAATGGTGTTGAGTTCCAAGACTTCAAACTTACACGTTTTGCGTGTTATCTTGCTGCTATGAATGGCGATCCAAAGAAGCCAGAAGTAGCATTGGCGCAAGCTTATTTCGCACAGCAAACACGAAAATTTGAATTATACATTGAAAACAATCAGGAAATAGACCGCGTGCTAATACGTGAAGAACTTGCAGATGGAAACAAATCTCTCGCTTCAACAGCAAAAGCCGCAAATGTTACTGATTATGCAAAGTTTCAAAATGCAGGTTATCTGGGTATGTATAATATGGAATCGTGGAAGCTTGAAAAGAAACGTGGCGTTAAAAAAGGAAAGCTATTTGACAGAATGAGCCGTACCGAACTTGCTGCCAATCTATTCCGTGTTACCCAAACCGAAGAGCTTATAAAGAGTAAACAAATATCTGGACAAGCTAATTTAGAACAAACACACTATACTGTTGGAAGACAAGTCCGAAATATAGTAGAACAAAATACTGGGCGCAAACCTGAACAGTTGCCACAAGAAAAAGAATTGCCTATAATTAAAAAAGCTCTTAAAATGACAGCAAAGGAAATGAAAAAGATTGATAAATAATTTTTTCGAATTGTAGTTTTGTTCTGCAATCTAAAGGTGCAAAAAAAGATACCCCCCATACATCTACACTAGTGAGCTACGGTCAACGTAGCCTTTCAATGTATCAAGGGCTATCTTCATGGCGCAAAGATAAAATTAAATATTCAAAAACGCAAAATAAAGTAACTATTTAGCATTAAGCGGTAATCCCCAACGGGTTTTACCGCTTTTTTTATGTTAACAGAATATGGAAGAAGATAAGTTGAACATATTGCTTGAACATGCTGATGATGTGCCTCACTGGTATTTTTGTCGTTTACTTGCTGTGATGCGATGGAACGTATAGAGAGGTGGATATACAGGCTGATACCTCTTGTCGTGTTGGCAAGGGTGATATCGTTGTGCCTATGAACTAAAAGCGATAACTCATAAGCACAACGGATGGATTTATATAATACTGTTTAATTTTTCCGCATGTTTTTCTACTGAACTATTTAGAATTTTTGCATAAACTTGTGTGACTGAAACCTTTGTGTGCCCTAGCATCTTAGACAACGTTTCGATAGGTACGTCATTTGCTAAAACAACAGTGGTAGCGAATGTATGCCGGGCTATGTGACTGGTTAAGGGCTTTTTTAAGCCGATAAGTTCAGCTATGATTTTAAGGCTTCTGTTAAATGACTGTACAGTAGGGACTGTAAATTTATAATCGTATTTTTTTAATATTTCCATTGCTGGAGTAAGTATAGGTGTGTAAAATTTGGTTCCGGTCTTGATACGTTCTCCGTCTATATATGCAACTCCGTTATGTTCTACAGTACATCTGTCATAATCAAACATGTATAAGTCAACCCATGATAAGCCGGTATAGCATTGAAATATAAACTGGTCACGTACTTTTTGTAATTGTCGATCATTCAACTCTATATTGCGGATAGATTGCAGTTCGTCCATTGTGAGAGGCTGTCTTGTTTTATATCTACCATGTTTATCTTTGAATACCCTGTAAGGTGTGTCCTCGATAAGTCCAAGCCGAAGCGCTTCATTAATATAAGGTTTTATTCTCTTATGGTATCCATGTATTGTTGTCTGTCCTCTTGTTGGATCTTCTCTTCTTATAAACCTGTCAAATAAAGCTATATTTTCAGGAGTGATATCGTCAAATGTTTTAATTACTCCGGAGCGTTTTAGAGCTTCCAGTGCTATAAGGTGCGCTCGTTTGGTTGACCATTTAAGATCCCTTCTTTGTAACTCGTCATAAGCGAAATCTAAAAATGACGATTTAGACTTTACGTGTTTTTCGTTATAAAAAATATTAAAGTTTTTTAGATTGATGTCTTTTCCTTCTTTTCTGATATTTTTGATAATGTCCTCAAATTTTTTAATATGCTTTGTTATTGCCCTATTTAATTCTTTAAATTTGGCGTGTCGTACAACGAATTCTCCATCCCATTGGTTTGAATACAGTTCAATGTCTGTTGAGATCCATTTTCTTTCTGTACGCGAGAATTGAATTTCAATTTCAACCTTAGCTGATTTCTCCGGTGTTGCTTTCTTTTTTCTGTCGAATACCGGCTTGATTTTCCATGTTTCCATACTGTTTCTTTTTAGTTTATAATTTGTTAATTATGGTAAATGTGATACCAAGTGTGATACCAGCTGTGATACCAGGAACAAATTGGTATCACAAATAGTTCAACAGTGTAATGATAAGTAATGCACAGTAACGGCAGTAATCATCAGTAAGATTACTTAAACACGTTGAAGATCAGTCGATTAGGTTTGTAATATATTGATTTATAGCCTATTGGCGTAAAATAAAAAAAGGGAGCATTTTGACCCCCCTTGAGCCGAAACCGGGAATCTAACAAATTATTTATAATCAACCGATTAAGCGTTATTTTTTACTATTGGTATCACACGGTAAAAATATTCAACTCGTTTCTGAGCCCTATAGAGGGCTTTTTTTATGTTTTTGTGATACCGACAAATTCCGTTTTTAAGTTAAAAAATCCACCTATTTTTAACAAGATTGTATAACGTATCATATTACATTTCCATAATATCTATTTTTTATTAAGACTAATCGTCTTATGTATATTATTCTTTTCTGGCTCTATTTTATTGCATGTAATTAGATTTAACTCAACCCCGAAAAGAAGTCTTTCTAATCTATCATGTTGGTTGTTCATCTTAATGGCAATGTCTTCTAATTTGTGTATTATATCATTGTTCATGTCTAAGGTTTTTAATCTCCTTAAAAAACATGATAAGATGTTCATTTGTTTAGCTTACATTTGGTTTTTGTAACTGTTCTTTCAAATCGGTGTTTTCATTTTTAAGCACTTCGATAACATTTAGTAAATCATCCATACGTGTTTGGTATGTTTCTATTACTTTTATAAGGACTTCGATGGTCCTTTTGCTGTCTATTTGTTCTCCATGTAAATCTATGTTAATATTTTTTGTTTCAATTTGGTACGGTGCGGATGTTTTATTAGTTTTTGATTCTGAATCGGATGATGCTGGCTCAGATTTAAGCATCTCACCCTCTCCTGTAAGAATATAATTTGCATTAACATTGTATTTATTACAAAATTCGTATAAAACATTCATTGAAACCCCAACTCTGCCACATCTAATTTTAGACATTGTCCCTTTAGACAATGATTCCAAATTGTTCCATACTTGATAGTCACTGATTTTTAGAGAATCTATAACTTCTAAGAATCTACTTGTATAAACGTTAAAAGCATCCATATTATATAGATATTATTAGGTAGTATCATTAAAGGATACTATATTTGCGTTGTAACACTGCAACTGTTACGTGCAAATGTTTAAACTTACCTGACATGGTGTTTAATATATCAAAAGAGGATTCGCGTTGGTTGCAGTAACGTGGGTTCTCTTTTTTAATTTTATATTTATGAATAAAGAGTTCAATTCAGATCTTTTGCAAAACATTTCCAAACTAAGCGATGGGAATGTAATAAAGTTCCTTTTAGGTGCTTCTGAGCAAGGTAAATTTCCTCCCGAAATCTCCGACTGTATTACTAAAGTCGTGGACTACATGAATGAAAACGAGGTTCGTGTAGATCCGGGCTTCCGTTACAGCTTGAATATATCTTTATTCCGTAAGGATAAGTATTGGATAAGGACTATCACAGACAGGGTAACAGGCGAGATATTATATGAAACCAAAACCCGTCAATGCTTTCCGGATAACCGTACTATCTATACGGAGTTGGAGTATGGCTTATTCGGGAGTAGTATCTATCATCCCAATTATACTATTCAGCGAAACAAACAATGATGCGATTGTTTGTGCAAACTCAATACATTTGTTAGCCTCTTCGGGGAAATCACTTTCTAGTTTTTTCCCCATTAGTTCAAGTTCCAAGCTCATTTTTTGAATATTAGCTTTCTTTATTTCATACGCGGCTTTGAATCCTCCGAATTGGGCTATTTCATATAGCTTGCAAGTAGGATATATATCACTACAATCCCAATATTGAGAAATATTTTCTTTTATTATGTATCCTTTTTCAAAGAAGTCCATAATCACCATTTCAAATTGTTTCCCATTAATTTTTAAATTGGGAACATCATTAGGAGTAAAACAGAATGTTTTTCTTTCATGAGCCGCCATATCAAGGATCGCTTTCATTATTTTATCCTTTTCCTTAGGAGTTATAGCCCCACAAAAGTTGCGTTCGTTTGAATGTTGAATGTCAATCATATTACCTCATTTTTTTATTGCGTAATCTTATCTTTCTTATATTCAGTATTTTATATATCGCGTTATTTAGAATAATGTATAAATAGCAAATAGTATCATAAAAAGATACTTTAATCTTTTGTAGTATCATTAATGGATACTATCTTTGCAATGTGAAAACGAACTGAATACAGTTTTATTTCGCAACGGCAATAATTAATATACAAATATATGAATAAAATAGGAAGAACCAAAGAAATCCCACGGATAATCGTTCCACAAGGTGCACAGAAACACATCGCATCTCATTTCGGGGTTAGCGGTGAAACAGTACGCAGAGCATTAAAGTACATTATCAACACTGAACTTGCAGTAAGAATAAGGGAAGAGGCGATAAAGAATTATGGTGGTGCAGAATCCATTATCAGAGTGAAAATATAAATATTCAAGGGTTATGATGACAAGAACAGAAATGAATATGCTCACGGAAAGATTTGCAGAAGTGACGGGAAAACAGAATGATTCTGTAATGAATTCTGCTAGATGCGCAGAATATCTAGGAATATCTCAAGGAGCTTTAAGAAAACGCGTTCATGATGGTACTATCCCATATACTAAAAAGGGTAAACTGTTGTATTTCTCTAAACAAGATGTAAATAAATACTTATTAGATAAATAAAAAATGAGCAAAGCAACCGATTTTATAAATAATAAATGCTACCAGCTTGGTAATCCGGTAGAACCGTTGATTTTTAAAGCTGACGCACTGGAGGCTGTTAATATCGCATCCAAGGAAATAGAGGAACGAGCTGTGAAAGTGTACCGACAGTTATGTCCTTGTTATCAAAATGGGAAATGCAAGCATTATCCCCACAACCAAAAACAAGGTAGCCAAATATGTGATATCGAATGTGATCGTATAAGTCATCTAAAGAAACAATTGGCTTGTATCTCAACAGATAAATAAATTTCTTCCCTCCCGTAAGATTCGTGGTAACAACCGGTTTAAGCCGTTGAGGGGAGCTGCTAAAAGTTCTTTCACATCATTGTAAATGCTTATATGGTGTAACTCATAAGCCGTATGATGCAGACAAACGGACTGATTATAGGAGTCAATACCAGCAGGGATGCCGTGACGTATTGAGGGTCTATAATAATTGATTGAACATACTTTCGGTGCACCGATTTGTCCTTAGTGCATTAAGTAAACTTGGTTGGGCACAAGTACCGCCGGAAGGTCTAATATATCCCCTCCCGTAAGATTCGGGGTAACAACCGGTTTAAGCCGTTGAGGGGAACAATATAAAAATGCGTATTATGAAAACAGCTAATTTTATCCTGTCTATATTTGCCGCACTATGTTCTTTAGGAATGATTTATGGTGCGATAGTTACGGAAAGTCCTATAAAATCCGTATCGGTGATTATATTTTCCATTATCTCATTATTTTGTGTGAGATTGGTGGTAATGACATATAAAGAGTTAAAGGAATATGAATGATTTTTTCATCTAGTTTTTTTGTTATTTTCATAAAGTTAATGTTGTCTGTCCGTGCCGGTGTGTGAATATAGGTACGGAATTTCACCGTCCAGGTTGGTACTGTCTAAGGATATAAGCATAAATAATCATCTGTTCTAATCTCTACTTTCATTTAACGGATAGTACGGCGGTTCGATTCCGCTGACGGTGGCAAAAAAACTCTGATTTTCTTTGGTGTTTTAGAAAAAGGGAGTATATTTGCAGCGACCTACATAATGAATGGCGAGTGACGCTCGCTTTTTAGTGAGCATTTTTTATGCTTGCAAGTTTGCTGCAATCAATATAGCGGTTGTTACCCCCGTGTGGTGAAGTTAATGCTCACCCTGCCATTCATTGGTGTAGGTCAACGGGAAAGGACAGCCGTTTCTCTGTTCTATAATGCCAAAATAAAAAGACCTACAATTATGGCAAAAGAATTAAATTCAAACAAAAAAACGATGAGTTCTCTTGAGATTGCAGAACTCGCAGGTAAACAACACAATGATGTGTTAAAGGCTATCCGTGCAATGGAACCGGCATGGGAGAAAGTTACTGAGGGGAAATTTTCCCTCAGTGAATACAAGGATTCAACAGGCAGGACTTTGCCTTGTTATGAATTAAACTATCAAGAATGCATGTACATTGCTTCCAAGTTCAATGACGAAACAAGAGCGAAGTTAGTCCTTCGTTGGGATGCGTTGGAAACAGGGAAAGCAGAACCAATAATCACTTTGGTAAAAACAGAAGTGAAACAACCAACCATCTCCGACAAAATGAAAGCAGCTACATGGGCGGCAAAGTTCTTGAACCTGAATGAAAGCTCAAAGCTGATTATTGCAAAACAGATACTTGAACCGTACAATCTTCCTCTTCCCGACTATACCCCATCAAAAGGAGTACTCAAATCAGCTTCCAAATTATTGGCGGAAATGGGGCTGAAAAAACAAATATCGGCACAGGTATTCAACAAAAGAGCAATTGAAAAAGGCTACCTGTATGATATAGAGAGAGATTCTTCCCACGGTCAGAAAAAACAATTTAAATCAATCACAGAAAAAGGTCTTTCTTATGGAGAAAACCAAGTAAGCCCAAATAATCCAAGAGAAACGCAGCCGCTATGGTATGCGGACAAATTTAGTGAATTGTTAGGCATATTAGGTTTCCAATTCATGGGAGGGTTGCCTTATGAAAACTAAATTATCCTCTCTGTTTTTAATGCTAGTACTCACTATCATTAATCCCATCTTGTTTATAATTCCTTTTTTATTGTGCTTCATTTCAGCGAAGAAAGGAGGTCTGTTATGAAACAGTACGACTTTACTTCATTTAATGAGATGCTAAACAATTTCATTACCCCTGAGGAATTAGCAAAGAATATCGTGCAATTACTCTTTAACTACGCTTCCATTGTTGACGAAGAATCATTGGGGCAGTTTAAAGATGATGTAGGCACGCTGTACATCATACACGAGGAAATAACCAAGATAAAGTAAAATCGATAATTTGTTAAAGTGGAAGAGCCTGAATTTAAAGGTGAGAATTCTCACCTTTAAGAAAACGCTGATTATAAAGACTTTCCAAAATCAATCGTGATGAAAAGAGATTGCGTCATAATAATTAGGATAAGTCATAAGTGATAGATTAAGTCGTTTAGGTTTTGCTCCTGTAGTCTGTGAAGATAGCAGGAGTTTTTTAATTGGAAACAAGTTAAGTTATGGATATAAATATAATAAAGGAGAAAGCCAGAGAGTATGCAAATGGTATACATGGGATTACGCACAAAAGAACAGCATCGGTGGATTTTGAGAAAGGTGCTCAATTTGTTTTGGAATCCATGAAATGGAGGAATGCAGAAAAAGATCCTCCACCATTGGACACAAGAGTGCTTGTGAAGAGTTCCGGGAAATTTGTGAATACCGGGATGTTGGTATTCGATAGTGAGCATAAGAAGAACATTTGGATATGTGGAAATACTAACCGGGCATGGGATATTAATTTTTGGAAACCATTGCCGCAATAATATAAATATCATGGAAAAGAAATATCAAATAACAAGTTACCAGCTTGTGTATGCCAGTGGTGGCAGGGATACAGTAAAATTGTTCATGCCTGTTATGGTGGATGATTTGGAGAAATACCGTAACAGTATCCGTGCGACACATGACTGCATTGGTGTAAATCTTACTTATACCGAACTGCCATGAATCCATATATAGTTCAAGGCGTAACGCTTGTGTTTTATGACGGTGAACGTGAGGAACTGTCTGTATTGGATAGTAAGATTACTGACAGACCTCCAAAACTTCTTAAAGAGCAAATTCTTGACGGATTTTCCAGGATGGAGAATCCTCCGGTTAAAGTTGAACTTAAAATAAAATGTTTATGAAGAAAGGTGATAAAGTACGTGAGATAGGTGATACGTTGACAGGTACAATAGTTTATATCGCTAACGGATATGCTGATGTCAAATATCCTAATATGAAAGGTGTATGCTCATTGCCGATCCAATTTCTTGAAAAGGTATGAGAACTATAAGCCAGATAAGCGATGAATTGGAAAAGCTTTATTCAGAGCTTGATATAGTCCAGTCAATGAGTGAGGAATCGATAAGGCTCACATTCAATGCTGAATGTAAGGGCAAGTATATATCCTTGCTTAATGAAGAAATCGATTCTCTAGAAAACGAACTTGAAGAAGTGGAAAGATATCATGGCAGGAAGCGGAACTTTGTAAGGACTGCGGACCTGCCTTTTTTGTGTTGGTAAATAATAATTTTATAATGAGTGAACAGTTAATATACAGTAAGATAGCCAATATCCTTAAAGAGACAAAGGCTATCACCAAATCGGAGAAGAACCAGCAACAGGGATTCAAATTCCGTGGGATTGACAACGTTATGAACGAACTTCATGAATTATTCTCAAAAAATGAGGTGTTCATACTACAGGAAGTGCAGAACTTCACAACGGAGAACAGGATAACGAAATCCGGCGGTACGAACACATTTACAAGGGCTACGATAAAGTTTAGGTATATGACCACTGATGGCAGCTTTGTGGAAACTGTAAATGTGGGTGAAGCAATGGACGCAGGCGATAAAGGAATGAATAAAGCAATGAGCATAGCGTTGAAATATTCTTTGCTTCAATTGTTCCTGATTCCTACAGAAGAGCAAAAGGACCCTGATAGTACAACACCTGAGGAAACGGATTTCCTTGCGATGGCATTGCAGGAAGTAAGATCAAGCCTGTCAATCGAGACATTACAGGTAGTATGGGGAAATTATAAGGAATTACAGAGTGACAAACGTTTTGTTGAAGCGGTGACAAGAAGGAAAGGAGAACTGAAATGAAACTAATCAAATCACAAGTCGTTTTCAATCCCGATGAACATACTTATATGCTAGGGGATAAGGAACTAAGCGGTATTACTTCCGTGATAGGCAGACAGCTTTTCCCCGATAAATACCGTGATGTTCCCGAAGACGTGTTAAGGAAAGCGGCTGAAAGAGGTACTATGATCCACAGTATATGCGAACTTGTCGATGATATTGGGATAACTCATGACAGCGATGAAGCACAAGGATATAAGGAACTGAAAGATGATTGGGGATTGAGGTACGAATGTTCCGAATATCTTGTATCTGACAATGAGCACTATGCAAGCTGTATCGATAAGGTTTATCGCGAAAATGATACGGATTTTACTTTAGGTGATATAAAGACCACTTACGTGCTTGACAAGGAATCTGTAAGATGGCAGTTGAGTATATATGCATACCTTTTTGAGTTGCAGAATCCGGGATGCAATGCGGTAAGGCTTATAGGTATATGGTTGAGAGGTAAAAACCATGAGATAGTGGAAGTCGAGAGAATACCATCAGAAATTGTAATAAATCTGTTGAAATGTGATTCGGAAGGCAGACAGTTTGTGAATCCCTATTCCATATCCCCTGTTACTCTTCCTGACGAGTACCGAAAGATGGAGAGGACAATACAGGAAATTGTGTCACAGGCAAAATACTGGTCTGATAAAAAGAAAGAAATAACTGATGGCGTTATGATGGCTATGGTAGAAGCCGGTGAATATAGTTGGAAAGGTGATATCATATCATTTACTCGCAAAAAGGATACTATCAGAAAGGATTTCGACAAGAAGGCGTTTGAGAAAGATTATCCTGATTTGTATAAGAAATATTTAAGAGAGATTCCAGTAGTTGGAAGTGTAACATTAAAAACAATATAATTATGGCAATTTTAAGTGGTTCTATCTGTCTCTCTGATATACCTCGTGAGCAGATGAAGAAAATTAAGTGTAAAGATGGAGTTGAAAGAATCTATGTGAATGTGGCTGTTATCGAACGCAAAGAGAAATCCCAGTTTGGGCATACGCATTTCATCACTTGTTCCCCTAAAAAGGAGGAACGGGTAGAAGGAAGGAACTATATCTGCGGGGACCTCAAAGAGTTTATACCTCAGAATACATCACCCACCCCAGAGGATATAAATAATGCTCCTAGCGTGTCGGATAATGATCTAGATTTGCCCTTCTGATGAAGTACGATGGCTCTAATCCTCTCCACGTCCAGCAGGCAAGAGCGAAGCTGGAGAAACTGATAAAGGAACAGAAGGTATTTGAACTGACTGAGAAGAAACCCCAAAGGTCATTGAGCCAGAACAAGTATCTCCATATATGCCTTTCCTACTTTGGGTGCCAGATTGGTGAAACGATGGAATATGTAAAGCGGAACTACTACAAGATTCTCTGCAACAAAGACACTTTCGTCCGTGAGAGAGAAGACAAGTTTTTGGGTCGGATAAAGTATCTACGAAGTTCTTCTGATCTTGACAGCGCGGAGATGAGCCTAACTATTGAGCGGTTTCGGAATTTCGCGAGTGCCCAATGTGGCATATATATCCCATCTCCAGACGAAGAACGTTTGATTCAGTTGATGGAGATAGAGGTCGAACAAAACAAATTTCATATCTGAAACAAGACAAAGGAGGAATAATATGTATTACGAGGTAAAGTTAAAGGTAATGAAACCTAACAAGGACGGTCTTGAAAAAGAAGTAAAAGAACACTTCATTACAGACTGCTCACTTTTTGCAGAAGCGGAAGCCAAAGGGCTTGAACAGTACGCATCCGATAATATGGAATCTGATGTCTTCTCCATTTCACGTTCAAACATCATTGAGATAATCAACGAAAAGACAGAAGACAAGCCATTCTTCAAGGCTACCATTGTAGATACTCAGATTGATGAGAACGGCAATGAGAAAGAATTGAAATACTATAATTTGGTTTGTGCAAAGGATTTAAAGGAGGCAAACACTTTGATGGAACAACACCTTTCACAAGGTTTGTCTGATATGAGATTGGATGCAATTGTTAAAACCAAAATAATTGATTTGATTTAGTTATGGAAGAGTTTATTTCAGATTGGTTCATACCGATGGATTTCGGTAATGATATGCCGGACGAAGAACCTAACGGTGAGGATAATTTTAATTTTGATTAAGTGTATTTGTTTACATGCCTGCTCGGTCTGTGAAGATAGGGTGGGCAAATATGGGATAAAATGGTCATAGGGTGCTAAGACTAATGAATGGAAATTTCAAGTGTACATAGAAATGGAAGTCATCAAGACCGTAGCTGAGAGTAATACATTTGTTGAGTAGTTTAAAGATCGTAGGATAGCCAATCTACGGACGAAAGCGAGAAATCAGACGATACTTGTGTAGGTTCGACTCCTGCTTATCCCTCATAAATGTGAGCCACACTAAATGGCATGGATTAATAAATAATGGTTGTGCCCTGGAGAATACGCTTCAGGGCTTTTAATTGGAATGAAACATATAAGCAAAAAACAAAGTACAATAAACCGTAAACTTGCAAGGATAAAAAGGGATCTACCGCAGTATTGCTGTATTTGCCACAAATATACATCCACACCACAGTTGATGCACCTGTTACCTAGATCACTTTATCCTGAATACATTACGGAAGAATGGAACTTGCGAATTGGCTGTCCTGAATGCCATAGCAGGTATGACAATGACCGTTATTTCCGTAAACAGCAAAAGGAAATAGTAGAAACAATCCGTCAACACGATGAGCTGGCGGCAAATAGATATTTTGGATTATGATATACGATAAACAAATTATAAGGGGAAAAATCCCTTCAAAGTCGAATTGTTACAAGATAGTAGCATTATACGGGCACGGTTCTTTAGCAAAACAGAATGTACTTAAAAAGTATGAACAAACTTTCTACGCACAATGTGGATTAAGGGGCAAGAATATAAAAGGTTTCTTTAAACTAACAGTGGATGTGTATCACGAAAATTTGCGTCCTGATCTTGATAATGCTTTCAAAATTTTACTTGACTGTCTACAAGGATGCAAGGCGATAAAGAACGATCGGCAATGTATGGAGATTAATGCACGAAAGCTGATTGATAAGCTTAATCCAAGGATAGAATTTATAATTGAGGAAGTTGAATTATAATACTAAACTGTTTATGGAACAAAACGAATTAAACGAATGGCATAAGTTGTCAGAACAGATTATTGACTTCGTTGTCAATTGCAGCGATGATGTCAAACCATATATCATTGGGCAATTGGAAACCTTAACAGAACACCTAAAAGATTAAGCAATGACAAAGGATAGTTTTATCATATATAAATCTTTCTACAAACCTATATCAAGATTATCAGACAAACAGCTTGGGCGATTATTTCGTGCAATTTTCAAGTATCAACTTGGCGAGGAGGTTACGGTAGAGGAGGACATTGATATGGCATTGGGTTTTTTCATCAATCAATTTGAGATAGACGAAACTAAATATCATGGCATTGTCGAGAGAAACCGAAACAACGGGCGTAAAGGTGGTGCTCCTATAGGGAATTGCAATGCCAAATCAAAACAACCCAAACAACCCAGTGGGTTAAACTCAACCCAAACAACCCAAAACAAGCTTAATGAAAATGATAATGAAAATGATATAGATAAAGAATCTCCTAACGGAGATAAGAAAACAATTCCCCAAAACAAGGAAGTTGATTTGTCTTTTGTTTCGGAAGATTTTAAGGGCATATTCAAGGAATGGCTTGAATACAAGAGAGAAAGAAAAGAAAACTATAAATCGGAAAAATCCCTAAAAATGTGCTACAACCGATTGCTAACATTGAGTGGAAATGATTGCAATAAAGCAAGGCTTGTGGTTGAGCAGTCGATTGCAAGTAATTATGCGGGATTATTTGAATTAAAAAATTATGGAGCAAGACAAAATACAGACATCTACGAGCAGAAGCGAATTGATTCTGAGCGGAGAAAATCTAGACTCATGGCTGAGTTCGCAGAAGCGGATGCAAAATTCCTTGCAGAACAAGAAGCTAAACGAAAAGCAGTTGGCTCTACTGGAGAAATACCCAACACCATCCCGGATGGCGGTTGATTACAATCCTGATTTGCAAGGCAAGCTGGCAAAATCAAATCTTACACTTGCGGATATTGCCTTGAATGATAACATACCTTCGCTTGCAAACATCCGTTCTGTGTATGGTGAAGACAACGCACTTAGGTGGCTGAAAGTACAGTTTGACAGCCTTAACGATTACGCCGAGCAGGGAAAGGGTATAACCGACACACAACTGGATGAACTTTGTATTCTTGTCCTAGGTGAATACTATTGGATGAATTTGGCTGAAATATGCAACTTCATATCCAGATTCAAATTAGGGAAATATGGGCAATTTTATGGTTCTATTGGTCCGATGAAGATTTCATGCTCTCTTCTGGAGTATGTTAAGGAACGTAGGATTGACATTGATCGGCATGAGCGTGAACAATACAGAATCCAACGTGAAAAAGAAATAGAAGAGCGTGGAAATAACAGAATCTCTTATGCTGAATATCAAGAGTTGAAACGCCGGGCTGAATCCGGAGATGAGGAAGCCAGAAAAATGCTGATGTCACCATGAGTATGCCAAAGAAAGTAAAACCGGGAATTGTATATGTCAAATGCCGGAATTGCAAGAATGCCTCGGACTTTGGGGATAATTCTGCGTATTGTAAGGCTAAAGGGCATAGAGTGTGTGCTTGTGACATATATGGGCAAATATGCAATAGTTTTCAAAAGAAATAATTATAACGAAATAGGAGAAAATTATGAATATCGAGATGCAGACAAAGATACGTGAATGGGAAGCGGAACGCGACAGAAACCTGCGCATCCACTGTCCTCTTGTAGCTGCCAAGTTTCAAAGATGGATTGATAGAGCGAAGAAAGAGGACGATAGGCCGCATTCCCAGCCCTGTGACAAGAATTTCAATAAGAAAGCTTGTAATTGATGCTTTCATGTAAGAAAATTCATTGTACGGCTCTAAAATAGGTTGTACAAACAAGCAGAGAAAATAAAGTCAAATAAAAAAACGGAATATATTTTGGCATTTCAGAAAATGAGTGTATATTTGCAGCGTTCATCATACATACAGGCGAGTGAGGCTCGCTATTCAGTGGGCATTTTTTATGTCTGCAACGCTGCTACATATATTGCGGCTATCTAACCCCGTGTGGAGTGTTAATGCACCCACAGCCTGTATGGTGATGAACGACGGGAAGTGGATAGCCGTTTCTCTATCCTAAAATGCCAATAAAATCGTTCATCATTATGGCAGAAAACAACAATTTGGGAGAACTACTCCCTATCAGAGAGACCAACGGACAAAGAGCCGTTAATGCACGTGACTTACATGCTTTCTTAGAAAGTAAGCAAGATTTTTCGACTTGGATTAAAAACCGTATCGAACAATACGGATTTATAGAGAACCAAGATTACCAAATTCTTGCTCCACAAAATTATGGAGCGAGTTGGGGAGGAAACAATAAGATAGAATACGCTCTTTCCATTGATATGGCAAAAGAGCTATCTATGGTAGAAAGAACACAGAAAGGGAAAGAAGCCCGTTCTTACTTTATCATTTGCGAAAAGATTGCCACCAATAAAGCAATCGGGGGAAATAGTAACTCCAAACAGTCATTAGTTCTGAAAGACCAGCTCACATGGGTAAAGGAAACAAAGAAGCTTCTAAGCCTTGACAATCATTCCACTTTAGGTATGCTTCAAAAGATTGCAGACCCTCTCGGATTACCATTACCCGAATTTGTTGATGAGGAAGCGGCACTCCCCATATCGGAACTCTTCAAAAAGAAAAGAATCTTGAATAAGAAGGGAAAGTATATGAGCGGAATAGAAGGGAACAAAAGACTGCTTGAAGCCGGATTAGTAGAACAGGTATCAAGATACAGTATAAGTAAGGGGAAAGATGTTCTCCAATGGGTTATAACAAAAAAAGGCGAGAAGTATGGGAAGATGCACCAGCACAAAGACGCTTCATTCCCATCACCTGAATGGTTTTTGAAGACAGCTGATGAGCTTATGAGTTTACTTGGTCTTTCAACCATGGAGGAACTGCCTTATGCAAACTGACAAAGATTACGATCTAACTTCATTGAACTCATTCTTCAACGAGTTCATCTCTCCGAAAGAACTTGCGGACGAACTTGTACAGATTTTGTTTAACTATGCTTCATGTGTCAATGAAGAAACGCTTGAATGCTTCAAGAATGATGTAGACACAATTAATCTAATACACAGCGAATTAATAAAAATAAAATAGTCTACAAACAGGGGATTATTATTTCAGTAATCCCCCTATCTCAAATAGAATAATTGTAAAAAAAATACACGATCATGCAAGGAACAGACAAACTGAATACGATAACCAACATCGTATTTGTCCTCACGGACGTTTTAGAAACCAACCTTCTAGAAATGCAGCAGCAATACAAGAAGGAAGGCTTTGAATTGCGGCACGATTCAAAAAGAAACTTCAACACAGCCATAGCCGCGATAAAGAGATTGAAAAGTGATGTGAATCATTGCAGCGAATCCACTCAGGAAAACTTCGGCAATGATTCTGACATGGTGAACGCCATGTTGCTCACACTGATTGACAGATGCGGTGATGATGACAACCTCGCTTATAAGATGTACGAATACATTAAATCTTTCCCGTCCAAACTGAATCTGGACTTGGATTTGGATAATGCGTTCAGCCACCTGTTTAGAAAATCATGAAAACTGCTGATGACTGGAAAACGGTGATTTAGTGGAAGTTGATTAACAGTTGACTGATAATACAATTAGAATTTAATTAGCAATAATTACCATTTACCTGACATCAGGAAAATGGCTCAAAACGAATTAGAAATGAAAGAAAGACAGCTTGATTTTAACAGGCAAGATAAGCCAGCTATTGTAGAAGATTCTAACGGAGAACTGATAACTGAATTGAAAAAGCAATATAAAGAAATTCAGCAAAATTTAGGATTGGCTATAACGATGCTCGAAAAAGGGCAGCTCACCGAAGGAATGAAAGAAAACATCCTTTCTCTGACAGACCACAATGTGAATAGGTTTCTTACCCGAATGGGATATGAAGGTGTACTTGCAGAGAAACAAAAGAAATTAACTGAACAAATCCGCTCATTGAATGATGAAAATCGAAAATTACGTCATCAGCTTGGGGAGAAGGTTTCAAACGAAGATGTTAGAGAACGTTTGAAAATTATGGTATCATCATTTAGAAATTGGTGGACTGAATATGGATTTGGGCATGTTAGTGACTTTTATTTTGGAGAATACGTTGCAAAAATCTCATTGAGTGGAATGGTTTTCGCTTCCCGTGTTTCAAAGGCAGGAGAAGAAAAGAAAGAAGAATACTTGTCTCGGTTAGGTTTTGAGATAGAAGATAGGATGGTTATCTACAATGACAAATCTATTGCGCTACTAAATAAGCTACTTACCGATAAATATCCAAGTATTGATATTTATAGTATCAATCTGACCACTTCGGCTTTGAATGGAGTACCCGTTATCCAAGATGTAGTAGTTTTCTTGAGAGATTTAGACAACCTTACCGAAACCGCATCTCCTATCAACTAATTCCAAATTATTAATTCAAATCAGGAAAATTATGAATAAAAGAACAATTCAAATAGATGTTATCGGTCCGATAGAAGAAACTGAATTAATGAAATGTAAATTGTATGTTGATGGTCGTGTGTGTGTAATCGGAATGTCACTATATGACTATGAAGAGTTAATGCGAGAAAAAGTGTTTATCCGGGATGGTAAGAGCGTTGATTCTGCTGGTGTGATAAACACGACTAACACTTTCATCGAAAAAGATTAATATTTAAAACTGATTAGATATGAGTGAATTATATATACCGCCTGAGCGGCCTGAGAGGAATCTTGTTAATGGCCAGTTTTTAAAAGGTTGTACTCCACATAATAAAGGGAAGAGAATGACCTATCATTCAAAACGTTCCAAGGCCAGAAGTATAAAAAATCTGTCTAAAGGTCGTGGAGCGCATCATAAAACTGGTGCAGGTATGAATAAGAAATCTGTTGTCGTTATTAAAGACAGGAAGTTGATAGGTGTATATGCTTCTGTCAATGAGGCTGGTGCAAAATTATGTATTACTCCATCTCACATAAGTGATGTTTGTTTAAAAAAGAAAGGTCATAAAACGGTGAGAGGCTATAGAGTGTATTTTGAGAACGATAATGCATGGTTAACAGAAATTGATTATTAATATGACAAAAGAAGAAGCATTTAAAATATTTCATATAGAAGATTTAAGAGATCTTCCTGATGCAGTAATGCGTATTCTTGACGGTTCTGTAGAATTACGCAATAAAATCTATAACGAATTGATCCGTATGAATGATTACGATATGTCTTATGATTGGTTTCAGGCTTTGTATGAGAATGAATTGTCAGAGCGGAAGCAGAAGAAACAGGATTTCACACCAAACTCCCTTGGAATCCTTTGTTCTAAATTAACCAGCCAGGCTGGTTCGATACATGAGCCTACAGCCGGAAATGGTTCTATGATAATCGCTGATTGGTGGCAGCGGTGCCACAACAAGATTCCTTGGGAGCACTTTCCATCGCAGAATATGGTGACATGTTGGGAGTTGTCTGCACGATCAATACCTATTTTGCTCCTTAATTTATCAATTCGCGGGATTATGGGATATGTTTACCATGGTGACGTTTTGGAAAAATCCATAAAAATGAAGTATATTCTTCTAAACCAAAAAGATGATACTTTAGGTTTTAGCGACATAATAAAAGATGCGGAAAATAAGTTAACAATAAAAAAAGAAATACATTATGACGATTCAAGAGATATATGATAGGTGGCTTCCTGTGAAACGCAAGTTGGTAAAGGAAAGCACATGCTCCGCTTATGTCTTTCAGTTCACTAAAAGAATACTTCCTATATATGGAGATAAAGAACCGGAATATGTCACTAATGACGAAATGCAGAGATTCATGCTTTCCTTAATTGAAGAAGGATTATCCGTGAAAACGGCTAAAGATATATTCATATCTTTCAAAATGCTTCTGTATTATGCTATGGAACGATTCGAGGTAAAGTATGTAAAGTACCGTGTTCAATTCCCTACCGCTAATATGGAAGGTTCTAAAGATCTTGAAGTATATACAGAGGTTGAACAAAGAAAAATCATTTCATTTATAATGAGCAATCCTAAACCTAAACGTTTAGGAATTCTAATCGGGTTATGCACAGGTATGCGAATTGGTGAAATTTGCGGTCTTCGTTGGGGAGATATAGACGTTAATAACAAATGCATTCATGTGGCTCATACGATTGAACGAATCTTGGATATTGACACAAAGAAGAGTAAAGTAATAGAATCGACTCCTAAAACCATAGAAAGCCGCCGTGACATACCCATAGGGCGTGATTTACTTGGCATCTTGAAAAAATTCAAGGCTTGCTATAATGATAGTTTTTACGTTATAACAGGAGATGAGAAGTTTTGTGAGCCAAGGGTTTACCGAAACTATTACAGGCATCTCGTTTTGAATGAAGTTGGATTGGACAGGTGTATTAAGTTCCACGGTCTAAGGCATTCATTCGCCACACGCATGATTGCATCTAAAGCCGATATGAAGACAACGAGTCGTATCTTAGGACATTCAGATGTATCTACGACTATGAATCTATATGTTCATCCATCAATGGATGATAAACTGGATGCGATAAACAAGTCCATGAAAAACTTATTCAAATAACTCAAAACCGAACAGATATGAGTAAAAAAAGAACAATGCAAATAGATGTAATTGAGGAAGTAAAAGGAACTCAATTCATGCAATGCAAACTGTATATAGATGGCAATGCGAGTGTTATTCTTATGAATAAAATCGATTATGAAAGGCTGTTAAGCGATAGTTTTTTTGTGCGTGATGGTAAAAATCGGGATTCAGCCGGAGTGTTGAATACTACTAACACTTTTTTAGAAAAAGATTAATATTTAAAATTAATTCGATATGAGCAAATATCAAACAGAAGCTGGGATAGAATGTACTCCCGAAGAATGTAAGTTGATTGACTCTCTGAAACGACTTGCAAAAAAGTGGGAAAAGGATGGTAAGCGTCTTTGGCTGTATTCAGCCAGTGGTTCGCTTCATGTAATGATGCATGGAGATACAGACAATAATCCTACACCGGAATTTACGCAATATGGAGGTAGCAATATTGAAAATAGTGTAACTACTATTGATGGCATATTAAATGATGGTGGAGATTGGTAATTGACTAATAACGATATAGGTATGAATAAAAAGAGCGTTGTTTTGATAAAGGATGAGAAATTATGTGGAGTATTCCCTTCGATACAAATGGCTGGTAAGATGATTGGCGTGGCTCCTTCTCTGATCAGTGCTATATGTCGGAAAGTGAGAGGCAAACATACGGCTAATGGATACAGATGTTTTTTTGAAGATAGCAATGATTGGTATAATTTAATTAAACAAGATTATGAATAATGACAGGCAGAAGATATTAACTGATTATATTTCTTACATATACACGACAGGAAGGACTTATGATACTGTCGGGAAATATATCAAGCATGTCACGGATTTTTTAGAGATGACCAAAGAAGTGAACCGCCGTGGTTATTTGAATTACAAGCGTGAAAATGCAGATGTCATGGTGCGTCATTCGCTAATGTGTTCAGCGATATGCGATCTATTATCCTATCTCAACATCGGATATGGAAAAAGGGAAAAGGCGGTGAAACCTTTGGAAAAGCTTGACGTCATTTCAGAGAAAAATAAGAAACTACTCCATGATTTCATAATATGGTTGACTGATAACAATGATTACTCTTCTCATACAGTTGATATATATTACACATCCATGAAGAAGTATTTCGAATACGCCAATGAGGTAAACATGGATAATTGCAGGAGGTTTATAAAAAGTCTTGAAGAAGAAAAATTATCTCCCGCTACCATCCGTTTGCGGATTACAGCAATCGAAAGATTCTCTAAATGGCTGAAGAAGCCTATAGAACTGAAGCGCCCCAAAATAAAGCGCAAACTTGATGTGAACAATGTGCCGACCGAGGAGGAATATAACCGGCTGTTGGAATATCTCAAGGCAAAAAACAATAAGGATTACTATTTCTTTATTAAGGTTTTGGGTACAACGGGCGCCCGTCTGTCGGAATTTCAACGATTTACATGGGAGGATATAATTAGTGGTGAGGTTACATTGAAAGGTAAAGGTAACAAGTACAGACGTTTTTTCTTTCAAAAGCAATTGCAGCAAGAAGCGAAGGCTTATGCTAAGGAACATGGTAAGACCGGGATTTTCGCAGTAGGGAGATTCGGTCCGATCACACAGCGGGGCTTTTCCCAGCACTTGAAAGCATGGGGAAAACATTGCGGTATTGATTCAAGGAAGATGCACGCCCACGCCTTTCGTCATTTTTTCGCTAAAATGTTCCTGAAAAAAAACAAAGATGTTATTCAACTGGCTGACCTTTTAGGTCATGGGAGTGTAGACACAACAAGAATTTATTTGCAGAAAAGTTATGACGAACAAAAAAAAGATTTTAATCGAAACGTTACATGGTAGTGTTGCGCAGCTCAATGAACTGTCATCCATGACCGAAGGGATAGACATCTATGACGATACCGGGCATGTTGACACCGATTTCTTGATCGAAGCGCTATCCTGTGTCAATACCTTCGTGAATGCGAGCAATACGGTTGTTCAAAAAATTTCCTCACTGTTAGCACCTGACGCCCCGGTTGGGGAAAAGAAGAAACAGGCTGACGAAGGTAAAAAATGGAATGTAGAAGAAATACTGAAACATTGTACTCTTGAGAACAATATCCTCAAACTTCCTCAAGTTCAATTCAATAAAAAATCTTATGCCGAAGCAAAGAAGTGGATAGAAGAAGCTGGCGGCTCATGGCAAGGTGGGAAGATACAGGGTTTCACATTCCCGTTTAATCCGGAGCGTGTGTTTTCCATGCTGAAAGAGGGTAAACGGTGCAACCTACAGCAGGATTACCAGTTTTTTGAAACTCCGGCCGATGTTGCTGACTGGCTGGTTATGCTTGCCGGAGGGATACATGAAGATGATACGGTACTGGAGCCGAGTGCCGGGCGTGGCGCCCTTATAAAAGCAATCCACCGGGCTTGTCCTTCTGTAATGGTTGAATGTTATGAGCTGATGCCGGAAAACAGAGAATTTCTTCATACCCTTAACAACGTAATATTGCTTGATGAAGACTTTACCAAAGACAGTGTAGGTAGTTACACTAAGATTATTGCAAATCCTCCGTTTTCCAGTAATCAGGATATAGAGCATGTCAGGCTTATGTATGATCGATTGGAAGAGGGTGGAACCCTTGCGGCAATAACCAGCCAACACTGGAAATTTGCTTCGGAAAAGAAATGTATTGATTTCCGCAACTGGCTGAAAGAAGTACATGGAGAAGTGTTTGAAATCAGCGCAGGCGAGTTTAAAGAGAGTGGCACTTCTATTAGTACAATGGCGGTAGTTATAAAAAAATAATTCAAAATGATATAGAAATGAATACAACTTTTGAAAAATCGGCTAATAGTACCGATGAATGGTACACACCGAAAGAAATTATAGACGCATTGGGTGAATTTGATTTAGACCCATGTGCCCCGGTAGCCCCCCCCCTCTATAAAACAGCAAGTGTCATGTACAACAAAAATGACGATGGATTAAAACAGGAATGGAAAGGACGTGTTTGGTTGAACCCACCTTATTCCCGTCCTCTTATAGAATGTTTCGTTAAACGGATGGCAGAACATGGAAACGGCATTGCTTTACTTTTCAATCGCTGTGATTCAAAGATGTTTCAGGATGTGATATTCGAAAAGGCAACGGCAATGAAGTTCTTGCGTAACCGAATCAGATTCTTCCGTCCAGACGGAACACGTGGGAATTCTCCTGGCTGTGGCAGTATTCTCATCGCTTTTGGTGAGGATAATGCAGAAATATTGAGAAACTGTGATATTGCAGGTAAGTACGTTAGAATCAATTAGAATGACAAAAAAAGATGAATAAGGAAGAATTTTTAAGCAAAAGATACGCCATTGATTTAAAGCTAAAAGAATTGAAAAGTCAGAAAATTAAGTTGGAAAAGGAGTACATTAAATCCAATGCGAAGTATCCTATCGGAAGCAAGGTATGTATTACTACTCCTGCATCCACATATATAAGATTAGATAACCATGAAAGTGTTGTTATTCCTGAAAAAAAACAATACGCCTATATTAAGGGTTATAATATTGGTTTTTATGATACCATTGACCCATTGTTTAGCAAGGTCAAGAAAGATGGTACCATGTCGGATGTGAACTTGTATGTTAATCTTACGAATACTACGATAGAACTGGTAAAGGAGTAATTGTTATGGCAAAGGTAATGAATTTAGGAGCACATTGTAGTGAGTGCATACACTATCAGGGTATCCGTTCGTTTATGTATTGCATGGCTTTACAAAAGAGAATAACAGCTAGGAAAACTCCTAAGTATTGTAATCATTATAAAAAGAATAAAGTATGAACACATTTTACGGAATCAGCTTTGCAATATACTTTATACTTATTACCCTTGTATTGACCACATTCATATATGGCTTAAAAAGGGATAAATATAAGTTTTGGAAGTGGGTGATTATAACATTATCTTACTTCATATTTGTTATTATTTACACAATTTTTTGTTTACGGTCATGAATAAGGTGGAAGTAGGAACCCTTGACAGACACGAACTGTTTGAACACAGGGGTATAATCTATGAAGTATTATACAAGACGGATTATTGTGTCCGTTGCCAATACCCTAACGACAAATACCGTTACAGGGATAAATGGAAATATCTCTATACCGAGTTTAGTTTGTGGACAAAAGTGAACAAGATATCAACTACTCACAAGTCTTTGGTCTGAGGGCTTGAAAAATCCCAAGTTGATTAGACTAAGCGTTAGGAGAGAATAGGAAACTTGATAGACAAAAGAAGAAGTATATTAACTGAAAAGAGAATGCAAGGCGCAATTTCTCCTATAAACTAAAGATTTATGGGATTCCTTGCGAATAATTTATGAAACAGACAATGAAAACATTGGTTTTTGATGTGATGCTTGACGGGCGATTTGTACATACGTTCAGATACCAATATTGCCCATTGTTCCCGATAGACGAACAGGAACTAGAGAAGTTTGTTACCGACAGGCTTCCTACATTAAAAGGAAAGGATTTTAAAATAGTATTTTGATATGAAACAGACAGTAGAAGAAGCAGCGAAGGAAAATATCCTATTTAATCATAGGACAGTTGATAGAACTTTGTTTGGTAAAGATTTGGCAAAGTTTGGAGAGATGAATTTCGTTCAAGGTGCCGAATGGCAATCCAAGCAATCTCCTTGGATAAGTGTTAAGGAGCGGTTGCCGGAGCCTAACAAGGAAGTTCTTCTTTATGATAATAACCCCATCCGGCATTATGTCATAGGATGGCTGCGGAAAGATAAAGGATATAACAAAGGCATGTGGGCACTCTCCAATGGTTGGATTGAAGATAAGGATATAACCCACTGGATGCCGATTGATAAACCAATAACCGAGTAATTATGAATGAAGTAAACTTTAATGGAATGTTCGGACAGCAAGGTTGGATTTGTCCGAAGTGTGGAAGGGTATATTCACCTTTTACACGAATGTGTTTGTATTGCGGAAATAACAATTCCGAAAATACATTTACATCTGCAAATACACCTACAATAACTTTTGACGAGATACTCGAATCCAACAGGGATGTACTGGAACGAATTAAAGAGAAAGGAGATTGATTATGGAAATAAAGAACGTAGGACAACTTAGAAAAATCATAGAGAACCTTCCCGATGATTTTGAAATCGAGATGCGTGTCAGACGCAAATTGACGGATGAAGAATTGAAAAATTGCAGATACCCTTATCCTTACGATACAGAGTATTTAACTTTGGAGTTTGACGATATAGGCGTTTCTGACAAAGTATTGTGTTTGGGTGTAACTTCTAATGAATGAACGGTATGGAAGTAAAGAACGGAATAATAATAGACGGGGTGCTGCATGAATCATCAGAAGGATTTTGTAATGAATGTTCCTTATGCCAGGAATGCTCTAATCTTTTAGACGATAACTATTGTGCCTTACTCGATTTGGGAATAGGTCAGTGCTTTGTCAGTCGTGGGAAAGTAACGGAGATTAAAACGAAGGAGGAAAAGAAATGAAACAGGTATTGTCATTCGAGCAAATGAAACATTTGAAGGATCTTGGAGTAAATACAAGTGATGCAAGTATGGTATTAATTGCCACCGATGATGATGGTTGCACGTTATTATGGGAAGATGCTGAAAAAGCAATTAAACACCATTTGTACGATGTCTATTTCAATCTATATTATGTTGAAAGCAGTAGTTATGATCATTCCTTTAAAAAAGAGTGTGGAGTTTTTACCTTGCAGGATATTCTCGATAAGCTGCCTTGCTTCATCGGCAAAGAAGTGCTAACCATCCAAAAACTTGCAGATAGCTATACATGCTTGTATATGGAACCTTATAAGATTACAGAGAGTAAAGAACTCATTGATGCAGCCTATGAAATGCTGTGCTGGTGCATCGAAAACGGATATGTTAAAGTTGGGAAGGAGGAATAACTATGGGATTTACAACACCGTGTTTTATACGCAAAAATACACAGGAACTTCGGAGAGGGCTGGAAGAATTGGGGTATTCACATGGTAAGCCTAAATATTATGCAGATGATGATAACAAGTATGATTTTATTATGTGTAATAATGGAATATTCTTTTTACTATCCCAAAAGAATCATGTGATAAGAAATGGGCATCCTTTGAAAAAACGTGGAAGTGTTGATTGCGGAACGAATGAAGAACTTTTCCTAGCTATCGCTGCATTAAGGGATGATACAGACAAGTACCAATGGTTTACCGATGGGGATAAGTGGATTCTGTGTCCTAAAATCAAGTTCTCTACCTATTGGGTCTACTATCATATTGATGTCAATACGGATACCATTCACAAGGCCACCGTAAACGAACTGATTGAACATTTTAAAACAGAGGAGGAACAATGAAAGCAAGAATAAAATCAACAGGAGTTTTGGTAGATGTAACTCCCAAAGTAAATATCAACTCTCAACATAGCAAAGATTATTTATATGTGTGTGATAACATGGTTTACAGAGAATGCGAACTTGATTTTTCAGCTATCGACTGGGAACAGAGGCGATATGAACTAGCGAAAGCTGCCATGCAAGGATTTTGCAGCAATTCACATGAACAGGTAATGAATGCTAGTTTAAATATGACAGTAGAATGGAGCCTTGGTTTCGCTGATGCGCTAATAAAGAAATTGAAAGGAGAATAAAATTATGACCGAAGAACTTGTAACATTAGAAACAGCGAAACTGCTGAAAGAGAAAGGCTTTAATGAGTATTGCAAATATATCATTAACGATAAAGGCTTGATGATGGAAACCATATTTAGAACTAGTAAGGATTTACCTAAATTATTCTATTCTTGTCCAATACAATCCATCGCCCAGAAGTGGCTTCGTGAAACTAAGAACATTCATATATGTATATACAACTGTGCTTGTGGCTATGGATACGAAATATCTAAAGCTGACAATGGAACTCATATGGCTAGTTCTGTTTATAAAGGAACAAATGATGGAGAGGAATGGGATAGCTACGAGGAAGCACTTGAAGCAGGTTTACAGGAAGCATTAAAACTTATATGATTATGGAAATAGCAGAATCAATATTTAAATTCATCCTTGCCTCATTAAATGTTTGTGCTCTAGCATTTACTTTAATTTTGGTAAGCAAGTGGCATATACGCATGGAGAATAAGCTGGATGATATAGAAAGATATGTCCGTCGTGTGTCAGATCGTAACGATATTGTTTTCCTTAACCAGCTCTCGGAGCTGCAAAGAAAGTTGATAAGGGAGGAACGATATGAGGAAGCCGATAAGATTGGGAAAATAATCAAGGATGAAGAAATTAAATTAGGAATAAGGAAATGAAGGAAGAACTTATAAAAGAGAAAATGCTTACAGAGTTTCGAGAATGGTTCTGTGACGGTTACTGTCAATTTTACGATATTGATGATTACTGTAGATGTTGCCCTATCAAAGACGAAAGCTGTTGGCTAAAAGGGTTTAAAAAGCCTTCAGGGAAAAAAGGAGAACGTAAACCTATCCGTTACTGTGATACATGCAAGAATTTTAAACCGGACGAAAGGGTATTAGATGATGATGAGATGGAGAAAGTAATTGAAGAATCAGCTAAACAGCACTATAGTGATCTTTGTGCGCTAAACCATCCTCTTCGGTTTAAAGTGAACCATGGTTACAGTGATTTATATGATGGTGGTTTTTATCGTAATGGATGTAAGGATTATAAAAAAATAGACAATGAATAATATTAATTTGAACGAACTACGGGATCGAGCTTATAAGACAGCTTGTGATCACGGTTTACATGATAAAGAACTTTTAAGAAAATGAATTAAATGACAAGTTTTGTTTTTATTCAGATTTTTTGTAACTTTGAATTATAATGTTTCCGTGTAAAGGAGCACGGTACGTTCTTCGGACGAAAAGACTTTTATGGGAAAAAAACTCGTAGCAAATAGAGAAAATTTCTGTCATTATTATATAGAAACAGGTAATGCTACAGATGCATATCGGAAAGCTTACCCTAATAGTATTGGATGGAAGGATGGGGTCGTTAGTAAGCGTGCATTTGAATTGCTGAGAAATCCATCTGTCGCATCCCGTGTAAATGAATTGCAGGCTGATATCTTAAAAAAGTCTGACATGAAGAAGGAAGATGCATTGCGTTTTCTTACAAATGTGGTAAATGTAGACCCTATAGATCTTCAATTAAAAAGTAAAGATACGTTTATTGTCCGTTCTCTTGATGATATACCAAAACCAGTCCGATGTTGCATCCAATCGATTAAGAATACTCAATATGGAGTAGAGATACGGCTATATAGCAAAATAGCCGCCATTACACAGATAAGCAAGATGCTTGGATGGGATGCTCCAGTAAAAAGTGATGTCAGTACCAATGTGCGCATGATAATTGGGGACGAGCAATGATAGAGATGGTGTTCTCGTATAAATTGTTTAATCCCCTGTTTTGGCATATCCGTGAGGCGATGCATGACAAGGATATCCGGTATATTATAAACAGAGGTGGTTCCTCATCAGGGAAATCTGTATCTACGACACAATCCGTGTTGTTGTCTGTATTCTCCGGAGAGGGTTCGGCTCTCGTTGTGAGAAAAGTTGGAGCCAGTCTTAAGAATACGGTATATGAAGAGTTTAAGACCCAAATGAAAGCTCTTCAATTGAGTCAGTTTTTCGCTCCAAAGGAAAATAATATAACCTGTATAAATGGTTGCAAAATCGATTTTACAGGATTGGACGATCCCGAGAAGATAAAGTCTATCACAGGATATCGCTGGATAGTGATGGAAGAGGCCACTGAGTTTGAATATGAGGATTTCACACAAATACGTTTCCGCCTACGAGGAAAGGAGGGCCTACAGATTATATGCAACTTTAATCCAGTATCAGAGGACTCGTGGATAAAAACCAAGATCCTTGATACATACGAGTGGGATGAGCATCCGAATGATTTGTACGGGAAAGTAAGATATCCGATAAAAAGGAGTTTATTACCTAAGGATTATAGCCGGATATTAGGAAAGAGATATAATAAATCTAGAATGATAGCTAATGAGCGTACGGGAAAAATGGAAAGATATCCATCGGATACGGTAGAGCTGCATTCTTCGTATAAGAACAACTTCTGGGTAGTAGGTTCTCCGGACGGGAAGTATGGATACTATGACAGACAGACGATATCTAATTACCAATGGTACAAGGATCATGATTATAATTACTACAGGGTATACGCATTGGGAGAATGGGGAAGCATTAAGACAGGAGGAGAGTTCCTGTATGCATTTGATTCAAACAAACACATAAAAACGACACACTACATTAAAGGGATGCCGGTTCATATATCAATTGATAACAATGTGCTCCCTTATATTTCAATATCATTTTTCCAGGTGGATGGAAGTAGTATAAGGCAGTTTAACGAGATATGCGCCAGTGATCCGTTCAACACGGTAACACAGGCTTCAAAAATGGCGGTAGATTACCTGAAATCAATAAGGTATAATGATATGCTGTATCTGTACGGAGATGCTTCGACAAAAAACGGGAACACTATAGACGAAGAGAAGAGATCGTTTCTTGATAAGTTCGTGGAAGGGCTGGAAAGCGATTACCATGTTGAGGAGAGGATACCGGCTTCTAACCCGTCCGTACCGATGTCAGGTGAATTTGTAAACTACATGCTCGATGGAGGCTCGGGTATGTCATTTTCGGTAGATGATGGATGTAAAAACTCGATAGTCGATTATAACAATGCCAAGAAGGACGTTAATGGAGGGGTGCTGAAAAAAAGAGTAAAGGATAAGATTACAGGACAGTCTTATGAGAGATACGGTCACTTGGTGGATTGTCTGCGATATATTACTGTATGGGTATTCAAGGATGAATATACTCGTTTCTCTTTGAAAAGGAAACGAAGTAAAATTAAACAGGAAAATAAAGATATGAGATATTTTGATATGTCTAAAAATATTCAGGGGACAAGACTTGTATATGTTCTTCCCGAATATGCCGGAAAGTTCATTATCGTTTCGTGCTATGTAAATGAGGGAATATATATAGATAATGTGACATATACAGGATCATTTGATGAGACTGTTCTCCTGTCATTTTTAGAGGGCATATCTCCTGTGGAAGTGTTGTTTGAAAGTGAGAAAAATTATTTCCCCATAGCACGGGGCTTAAGGGATAGATATGATGTCAGAATTATGCATAAAAATATGGGAACAGATGCTAGGGTATCTGCTTTTCTGGATTTTATCAAAAATAATGTGATGTTTCGTGCAGACTATGATGAGATCCCGCAATACAATGAGTTTATGGATGGGATATTGGATTATAATGGTTCAGATGATTGCGCTGCAATTTATTCTGTCGCCTCCTTGGCTTATTATGTGTCGAAAAAATATAATATATAATTGGTATATTTTTAAGATATATCAAAGCTTTAATAAAAAAACATCGGGTGTTATACAAAAAGTATTGGTATATTTTTAAGATTTTTTTTCTCATGGGTATTTTTAGGGTATTGCGAAATGATATGACTTTAATTTATCTAAACAACACGATTCAAAACGTGATTTTAAATATAGTTTTAATAAAAAAATAACCGGCAATTAATGCCGGTTACTGTGATAGAATCTTATAGCCTCATTGACATATAATGATACCGATTGCTCCTTATCTAAGATAGCAGCTACATCCTCCTCTATCGTGACAAATATTTTTCTTACACCTCTAACCTTGGGACGTCTTGGCACATCATTGCTGTCCAATATCCTATATATCGTTTGCTCAGACTTTGAAGATAATAGCAAAGATATCAATTCTAAAACGACATACAAAAAGAAAATTATATTAATTAGTTATAAGGAGCCAATTTTGAAACAAAAACCAATCTTCTTAAAAAATTGCCATTAATGCAATATTTTTTACTTGCAAGATGAATGAAGAGAATTAATAGAACGGCAAGACTGGCGAGTTTGTATTTTTATTGACAGGAAACGAATTTTATGGAATGGGATCGGAAAAACAAGTATAAAACAGATAGCTTTTATAGATTTCTACTGCCTGATGTATTTTTCCGGGGATTTTTGAGATTTTATTTGATTTTGTTTTACATTTCTACGTTTAGAATACTTCTGGTTAGCCCTTGTCAGATCCTTGATGATCGTTTCATCAAACACCTCGGAATATATCTCTGTTGTCTTGACCGATGTATGCCCCAAGAGTTTTTGGACGGTGGTTATCGGAACGCCTTGATGTACCAACAGAGTAGCACAAGTATGACGACTTGTATGGTAGGTAAATTTCTTGCTGATACGCGCCATTCTTCCCAATTTCTGCAATGTCCGATTAGTGTCCGAATTGCAACCTAATGCAGCCAGTTGTTCGATGCTGTCGTACTTCCGCATTATGCCCAGTGCCTTTCCGTTAAACAGCAGATATAGCGGAATATTGAGTTTCACACCTGTTTTGACGCTGTTTAGGACCAGCCATTCCTTTCCGTCAACTGTTACGAGATTTTTATAAGTCAATTGCTTGAAATCAGAGAATCTCAATCCGCAATAGCAGCAGAAGAGAAATGCGTCCAGTATGTGCCGGCTGTTGTTCTTCCTGTCCGGCAGTTCAAGATTCTCCAGCTTCTCCAAGTCTGCGGGCATCAAGAAGTTATGTTCCTTCTTCTCTTTCTTGATCTTGAACTTACGGAAAGGGTATGCCTCCTGTAATATATAACCTTCGTTTATTGCTTCGTTGACCAAGGTACGCAGTATTCTCATGTGTTTTCCGACTGTGTTTACTTTCAGATTCTTGTTTCGCAAAAATGCGTCAAACTCTTTCAAAAACGTATAATTTATATCAGTAAACTCTATCACGTTCCGGAATTCCTTCAAAGTGGCTACCGTGCCCAGCATGTTATCCTTGGTTCCCGGTTTCCTATCTGAATTCTCTATCGTTTGTATCGCAAACTTTAAAAACGACACAACTGGTTTAATTCCCTTTTTTACAGCCTCCTTTAACGTGGAAAGGTTTGATTCAAGTCCTCTTTTCCAATAGCTAAGTTCTATAGCCTGCAACTCCAGTATTTTTTCGTATATCATTGCATTAAGCTCATTCGATTGCGGATGGTTGATAACTTGGGCACCATCCTTACTCCAACACTCCGGCTTTAGGTAGATATTTGTTTTAAAATATGATCTCCGCTGGTTAAGATAGGCTTCAATCTGTACTAATGCGGTTCCCTGTCGGTTTAGTTTGTTTTGTCGGTTATAAACCAAACGGTATCTGATTTTATCCATTTTTCCGCAAAGATGCATCCTCTGTTCCAAGCTGCAAAATTTAGCCTATAAAAAATACACCCCCACTTTCGCAAGTAAAGGTGCATAATATCTATAAAAAAATGGTCTGTGAAAAAAATTATAAAAAAGATGCCATTATTCATCACGAACGATAGCATCTGGACTATTTTTATCAGTAAACTCTTTTTTAGTGATTTAGAATAATGTTTAATTCAATATAGTTTTAATTATTCTATTGAATCTAAAATCGTATACTCTATACTTGATTTAGAATCTCCATAAAGTCTTATGGTAAATACTCTTCCGACGGTACCATCACAACTAAAATAAAAAGCACTATCGCCAATTTTTGCTATTGGTTTTATTTTAACAAGAGGATCTGTAACATTAGTTAATCGCATAGATGCTGGATCTCCATCAACCCTTGCCAATACAACGGAAGTTTTTCCAGCATCACCGGTACTAGCATAATAAACAATGCCGTCAGAAAATCCTGTAATTTTAATGTAAAACAAACCATTAGATTTCGCTGAATAGCTTATGTTTTTAGGATAATTTGGCATTAGTCCTTCCAGTACTGAGGCATTGGCTTTCAACGCCTCACTTAATTCCATCTTTTCCATAATATTTTTTATTTACCAGTTTCCAAATTGTTTTTCTTATAATCCTGCCATGAGTCGGCGAGCTGCCCCACCGAAGCGGAAGTGTAGAGGTCAAGTATATGAATCTCGTCATCGGCAAGCTCCACAAGCTCGTTCCGATAGATCTTCTCCGCAAGCACGTGCGCCGGAAGACCGGGCACGTTCCTGTAAATGCCGTCAGCAATATCCTTACGGATATCCGCTATCACCATATCCTGTCTGTCTATCCCCGTGAACAGGGGAAATTTTGTAAAATCAACTTTCATAATATTCTTAATTAAATACTGTTATCCGCAATAAAACATAACCCAATAATTGCCCATACATTTAACGAATCCGGACGCATAATCCAGATCAATGGAGGACATCTCTTTTCCTCCGGGGGCAGGCAGGATGCGCCCGCCTGTCAGTCTTACCCCGCCGCTCATACGTTTGAAGTATATGGTATGTCCCGGAACATCCGGAGGAAGTGTCACTTCTATATTACCCGTATTAATAAACATCACATTGTCATCATTGTTATTCAGGGAAGTGCTGACGGATATGTTCCTCCAGTTCCCCACTATGCCATGAAGAGACACATAACTGTCATTGTTCGGATGAAGGAAAATGTTACCCCCCTCCACGAACAGAGGAATGCTCGGAGCCTTGATGTGCATCCCGATCATGGGATTCGGACTCTGTATGTCAATTCCGGCATCATACGCAATTCCTTCAATGGTGACAAACTGCGTGTTTCCCCCGATTTTCACACGTGCAAATGTCCTTTCGTTATAAAACTCAATTTGTCCGGCAGACAGATTGAAACCAACATAAGTATCTGTTGTATCCTTATAAAGAGTTTTTGAGGACAACATGCCGGAATCTATGGAAAACGGACCGATACGTCCGCTATCCGCCGTGATTTTTCCGCTGATGTCCACATTGACCGCCATGATACCGTCCGCATCAATCATGGACGCCTTGATCTTCTCGGTCAGCAACAGCTTGGTGGCGATAAAAGTCCAGCTCTGTGCTACCTCCCAGTATTTTATTTTTCCCGAAGCCACATTCTGTTTGGGGGTTTCCGTCGATACCGACGTATGCGAACGGATGCACAGGTACAGCAGGTTGTCATAAAGTACAATGTCGTAAAACTGCTGCCCTTGCTTGCCCTCCAGGTAAGACACAGACGCCTCCCATACACGCATACGCATGCGCGCCCCCTTATCTCCCTTGTCACCTTTTGGAGCAAAACTGACCTGTCCGGTTCTAGTCACCAACGGCATATCACCTCCTTATTCCTTGGTTGTGATGGTCCATGCCACGTTGCCTCCTGCCTGCTGGCACATGTCCCAAGTACACGTGCCGGAAGTGGCTGCTGTACCGGAAGTAGACGGGTTAAGGACTACTCCTGCACTGTCCATGAACACGAAATAGAAAGTCATGTCCTTGTACTTGGTGGTACTTCCACGCTTGACCAGAATGGGCTTATAGACCACCGTGTCACCACTTTCCCGGATGGTCTCGTCCTCGGGCGTGGGATTCAGGATCAAATCAAACGGATCGGACGCATCCATTACGGACTGCGTGTCCTGACCGATGAGCTTGCCGCCCTGGTACACCTCCACTCTGAACACACCTGTCGTGTCAACCATATCGTTGGTGACGGTCAATGTCTGTGTGGTCTTTCCGCTCAGCACGCTCCACGCACCGTTGACCTGGTTGTACCACTTGTACGCCAGTCCGGTAGTGATCTCGTCACTGCCCATGCGCGCTACGGCTTTCAGAATGCAGCTCTGCCCTTTGTCCCGAAGGGTAAAATACTTGTTGTCACCGGCAATGATCGTCACATGCTTTTGGTTTCCGACCCCCTTGGTGATGGGGATGCTATAGACGAACTGGACGGTGTCGCTGGTATTCCCTATCGTCACGGTAGCTTCCCCCTTGATGGTACAAGAGGCCGCTCCGCTCGCCTTGACCAGATTCTTGACGATCTGCAATCCGTAGTAATCCGTCGTACCGGGCTGGTAAGGGATAAACTTGAAATGTCCCGTCTCACCGCCAAACGTGTTGGTGGAGACATTGCCCGAGAACTTGATCTCGACATCATTGAAATACCATTTCATGGAGGAAGGGACCACCAGCCCTTCCGCCACCCGCGAAGAGGTGAGAATGAAGGACAAGACGGGCTTGAGCGAAGCGAAATCCGGTGCGATGTTCGTCGGCGCGGACGCTTCGCCCATATACTCCTGATACAGATCTCCCTGGTTACACTGGATGGCAGGCATGTAAACGCCGCCCTTTTGCGAAAATATGACCTGTCCGGTCGCGCTGGCCAAACTCATGACGCTCCTCCTTCCCCGGTTGTTTCCGTACTATCCGTGCCTTCGGAGCTCTCTCCCCAAGAGACCGGTGTGAATACTTCGACGGGATGGTCCGTACCGTCTATCTCTTCTTTCGCCGCCTGCGGGGTCAGGCAGACGCCGCCCGCTTCCTTGGCTCTCTCAAATACAGTGTCGCCGGGGAAACGTGCCACGTCCGCCTGCCACAATAATACATTGCCATCCGCTGTCCTGTTGCGGATATCGGTCAGATGCAACCGGTCGGCAACCTCCTTCGTTACTTTAATGTAAAATGCCATAATTCTATTGTTTTTAATGTTATCCAAATTTTCTTACTACTACCGCCTTGCCCCCCTGTGTGAGCACCTTGCCGCCTTGTGTCAGCGCCACGTAAGGGCCTCTGTCCTCCACCTCCAGCTTTAACATCATGCCGTTGCTGAAAGGTATCCTGGGAGAGTATCCGTCGGCAACCTTGGCATATCCGGCATCTCCGCTCTTCTTGACGTACCAGTGGCAGTTAAACATGGCGGATGGATTCGGGATAACCCCCATGGTATCCCGAATGACGGGTCTGGGAAAGATGGCGTAAGTCCCATCCGGAACACCCGTAGGTACGCCCTCCCAGTCGGCTTCAATCTTCGGAATCCTGCGGCGTATCACCGTAGAGACTGCCGGGTCCGATGTGCCCGGGGTTGATGCCGGAGTCCCGGAAGCCGCATAGGTGGCCTTGCAGACAATCGTGATGTCATCACCTATATAATTGCGGTCAATCTTATATACATTCTTGTTCAGTGATACAAACTCCCAGTCGTTGTCACCCGCTCCTGTGGTTATCGCCTCCAGCGTTCCCGTAGACAACAGACGGTACCAGAAGAACTTGCATTTGCCCGTAGCCGTCACGTCCGTGTCGCCTACCATCAGTTTAGCCGTGATGGTCTGTGCGGTGATGTCACGCACCGGGTTCCAGTCCAGCGTGGACGGGCTGTCTATCGTCAATACGGGGATCGCATCCGTACCGTCAACCGCGCGGACAAGACGGCTCATCTGAAAAGTAAACAGCTGTCCGGTACGTGTGTCGGCATATTCCGCGTAAAACTCCAGCGTGACGGGTTTTAGGACGGTGACATTTTTTTTCATTGTGATCTGTCCCTTGCTGTCACCGGACTCCGTAATGCTGTAGCCTGTGTTTGTCGATGTGATAAGTGTGCGTGTGGTTCCGATGCGCTCGTACCACTTCATGTTGGTCAGCCTGGAGTTGACCGCCCCGATTTTAGTCACCGCTTCCGGATCGGTGGCGTTGCACCGCGGAAACAGGACCAGCGGTGTCAGCGTATAGTCCGGAGTGTATTCAGCTTTGTCAGCCTGGTAGACCTGCATGTCCGGCACGCTGCCCACCACCTCGATGTTACAACTGGTTTGTAACAGCCGGTAGTTGATTTCTATTTTTCGTTGCTTTGTTGCCATTGTATAAAACCATTTTAAAATGTTACAAAATTCTCCGCCACTTCAAACTGCTGCCCGTCACGCAATAACGCCTGTGCTTTAAACGTACACACCCGCATGTTGGTATAATTCGGTCCGAGATCATCTATCGTCAGAGGAAGATTTTTCCCGGCGCCGGCACGCTTCACCGCCCATGCGTTATCTTCTGATACATTCCCGGTATCACGCGTCCAGCTCACATCAGCGTCAAGTATATGATCTGTCACGTCACGGTTGTACAGCTTGCCGGTAATATATAGCGTTGTGGAAAAAGTCTCGATATCAAAATACCACCCCTTTGTGCTGCCGATCTCTATCGTAAATTCCGGGTTCCCTTCCAGCATCGCCCATCCGGCTGCCGCATATTGCGGTTCGTCGGCTGTTCCCGTCATCAGGCACTTCCATTTGCAGCCGTAGTGCCAAACCGTGTCCGCCCGCTCCTGCGTATTGGTGTAAGGATTTTCAGAGGACGCGACTTCGGCCGACCAAAAGCCACGGTCCACCAGTTCCTGTACGGGCAGTCCCTGCCAGTCCACCCGGTAAAGTTCACCGAAGATGCCGGCACGGGCGAATATGTACGAGTGCTTATAGTTGATGGGGAGATTGTCAAACAAATCCAAATTGGGCAAACGCCCCAATATCATGTAATAGTTGTTCTGTTCCAGGACAGGTTTCGTTACTCCTTCCAGCCAGACAAGACATTTATCCGTGGTGGCGGACAAATACCAGTAGCTTTGCCTGTCCTCATTGATGGCATTGCCTCTGCGCGTGATAATCATCAGCTCAGTAGGGGGATAGTTCCGGCCTCCCGGCACCTCGCTGTCCGGATACACCAGTACCGAGATGGAGTTGGCCGCTATGTTCTTCGACAGCACACGTACCCATGAAGTGTAATACTCCCCCGTAGAAAAGAGGTTGTTCACAATCCCATAGACCACATCCCCCTCCTGGAATGCGGTAAAGTCATTCTCCCAACGCTTGCGCAATTTCAGGGTATAGGTTCCGTCGCTCTCCAAAGTCACGGACTCAATGACCCCGTTCTCGGAGTAAGACGTATCGCCCTCTTGTGCGTTCAGGCGGTTATAGATGACCTCCTTGAACACTGCGGAACCGCGCACCTCAAGACGCTCGAACTGACCGCGCCCGTCAGGATAGATACCGGCACCTTTACCGGCAATCATGGAGTCGATGAAATCACCGAACTTGGCATATTTCTTAATGACAGTTCCGCCCAGTAATGATAAAAGAAAATTTGTAGAGTCCTCCTTGTCTTTGCGCAAAAAATATTTAGCCAATTCACTTATATTTGCACCTCCCGATATGGCAACAACCCTGTCTTTATTGGTTCTTATGTAAATAGAAGGATTATTATCATCATTATGTATGTATATCTCTCCCTCATTCAACCCTTCCAGTCGCTTTTCAAATGACGGGGATATTTTCGGTATAATCGGATTTCCTTCATCATCCGTTTCCGAACCGTACCACAATATCTTTATAGGACGATTTCTAGCCATGATTACACGTAATTTTCATTAACAAAAGCAGCTTTCGCCTTCTTATATTTCAACACATCGTCCTCTTCGGGATTAGTTAGTAAAAACGCGATTCCTGAAGAAGAAGTTGCGATCTCAGTTTTGCCTCCGATCCCAGCAATATCGTTTTCTCTAGGGCGTAAAGTCACTTTATATATAAACATCTGTTTCTTACCTATTGTATCAATCTTTTCCGGAACAGAATCCCCTTCCCGTACAAACAAATTACCGTTTATGCTGACGTGAGAAAGGCAAAGTACCTTATTTATAAACTCCGCTATATAATACGGAACGCCACAACTTGTCCCGAAAACAAAATCAAATGTTTTATAAGGGAGAGAATACATTTCTATTATCTCCTGCTTCTGATTCACAAACTGTTCGTTTTCAACTTTCAACTCCACCCCATCCGGCTTGAATCCTCCTATTATTCTGAACTGGAACATCTGCCGGACCTCATCAATCCAGAATATATTATCAAACGCAGAATTATTATCTTTATGGGAATATTCAATCAGAATAGAATCACCTATATTCTCACACACGCAGAACTCCTCACATTCTTTATCGCCTATAGTTACTGTATATATCCCCTCCGAAGGAGATAATGAGGCATAATACATCTTAATGCTTTCATTTACATCATAAGTGAGCAGTGTTATCTTGGAGGAAATATTGCCGATCTTATCATTCAAATAAGCTGAAGGTTTTTCGCCGTTATCACAAAAGATTTGCAGCAGGATGTTGTCTGACACAGAAAATACTTGTCTGAAACATCCTGCATTTGAATATTTATATTTCAGCGGTTTAAAGAATAACGGACAAACATCTCCGATTGATATCATAGTCTTTTCGTAAGTTTCTAGTAACTTGTGACTTCACAAGCTTTCATTGCAAATATAACAATTAAAATTTGAATCTTTATAACGAATTAAAATTTTTCACGATCAAAGTTACCTTTGAACTTTGTGATTTTGTAAAATTGTAATCAGCCTGCTGATAATATCCCTGTACAACTTTGCCTTGGTATTCCATTTCAACAATTCCTGTAAGATCTTCCGGAAGTTCCACATCCGAAGTCTCAAATTCCACCTCCGCCACAGTAAACATCCTTTTTGAAAGAATTATATCCCTACTTTCCCCCATTCCATCAATACCCACATCACTATTACCATCTGATGACGCAAAAGTAAGCATCTCAACAGATGAGCCGATGTATGCTTCATTGGCCAAAACCATAGAAGAAGGGGAAAACATGGCATTGAACATTGTGTCAGGGCTGAGAACGCCACCCATAAGATAATCCCTGTTCAATATATACTTAAGTCCAGACGAATCAGATTTTACCCCTACCATAAATAAATCAGTGTCACTTTCGTTGTCTGTAGTATCTTCACCTATCTTGTCAGCAAGGAACTCTATGCCGTATGCGTCCGCACGGTATGGAGATATCATTTCAAGGCTATTGTCCGTCATGGTCACGCCTGTGGTATATTCATTCGTAAAACGGAACTCATCCTTTCCATTAGCCGTGTCGTAATCCTGTTTGTCAAAGCCTATTCGTATCCGAGAATACACCAATGCAGAATTAACCTTCATCTCATAATCAGATAAATCATCTATCCTTTTGGCAACATCATCCGAGAAGTATTTGCTTCTATGCCGGAAAGTTACTGTATTCCCGGATATGTCGTAAGCATAACCAAACACGTAACTCATCCAGTTTGCAAATTTGGTGAAGGATGTATATATTTTGGCTCCAGGAATCTTACGGGCTGATTCAGCCGCCAAGAGCATACAATTATCAAGCCTTCTATCTCCTGTCCCCTCAATCACTCCAGTCAAACCATCTTTCTCTCCATTAATACTTTTAAGCAGTCTGTTCAGCAATGTATCGGGCTTTATAACATCCATCTCAACAGGGTTTATTCGATTTTTCCATGATGCTTTAAAATAACTTGATGTTGAGACTTTGTATGGCAAATCCGGCAATACAGGTACAATCTCTTCTTTCTCATTGACATACATAGCTCTCACTATTATTTTATCATTATGCAAAAGACTTATATTGTACGATTCCGAAACCTTCTTTTCCACTGGCGTTTCTGATTCTGTCGTAAGTTCAAAACTTCCTATCACCGTTTCCGTAGTCACCGCTTTCCCATTACTATCAATATCATTACTTATCTTCATAATCTGGAGCCTCACACCTCTTACATCATATCCCAAAGCACCAGACTGATATTTCCTAAACACAAACATATCAATATTAAACTCTATATTTATCCTAATTGATTTCAGAGCCTTTATCGAATATACATCATCACTACCTACTGTTTGTTCATTAAATTCAAGAGACCCCTTTATTAAGGAATCACTGGCAGTTATATATATTGGCATTGGTGACATTTTCTTGCTGAAATAAACATTAATAAGAGTGTCATCGTCTTCCAATGTATCACCTGTAGGAATCCATTTTGCTGATTCAGAAAGTTCAAGTCCGTCATAAACAAGAGGAATGGGGCTTTTCACCTCTTCGACCGAATATTCATATTGAGTTCCTTTTTTTGACTTTATCATGGACGCCACGCTATCATCCACGGCATTTATCTGTAAGATACGACCATTATCCTGCAATGTAGAGAAATTGAGAGCGCAACTAAACCGTTCATTATACAACCAACTGTTATTTCTTGTACTTATTATTATTGAGGCAGAAGCATTCAAATAATCTTCATCATATTGTTTTAACAGCAATTTTCTAGCATCCCCAGCAAAAGAAAATTTGTTGGAAAATGTACGGATAACACCGTCATAGTCATTTCTCTTGAAACTAGCCTTCACCTCGTCCCAATTCTCAAGATCATCAGTAACCCTGTACTTCAGACCATTTATAAGTAACTCACATCGATAATACATAATTATTTCTTTTTACGATTCAACCCATCGATTTCGTCACATGTCTGCCTTACAAGACAGGCATAAGATCCGGCGGTCCATTCTTTCGGATTGATATACATCTTATTATACTTCCCAATAGCGACAACTTCATTTATAAATCCACGTTTTGTAGGCTTCTCCTTCAGTCCCTCATTCTTTTCCTTACTTATCTTATCCAAATCATATTGTGCACGGGAATTTAATGCGGATATTCTAGCATTCATAGCCATTACATCACCTTTTTTACACGAATAACCTATCTTCATCAGGATATCACGCACCTCATCATACATTTTCAACTTCATCATGTTCTCACATGCCTTCATGCACTCCACGGTCATTGCAAGATTCATACGCTCATTACAATTCAATATCTCAGAGAACAACTGTTTGCTCCCGACAATTTCTACATAGTCATTGATAATTTTTGCCGATGCAGCCCCTTTGTCCTCACCGTCAAATTCAATAGTATTGCTATCATTGGTATAAATCTCTATAAAAACGGACAAGGGAAGTTCATATATGTCACTTGTATACCTCATAATCAGATACTTTTTGAAAATTGCTGATAATTGTTTTCTCTTATCGCCTTGGCTAATTTTGCAAATCCTATCTGCTGTGATTTTTCCAGATGCCCTATCTTTTTCTCCAGTTCACTATAATCATTAACTATTGATACAGGAGGAAGATCGTTTTCGCTTCTATATGCCATAAGACCATCAAAATCATTTGCATGAGCCTTTATCCTGTCCATATCCACAGCATAAGGTATAACCTTCGCACCTTTAGGGATGTCAACCAAAGTAGGGACAGACGGAGTAATATACGCTCCTTTTTCAGTAACAATTGTTTCAGGAACACCACCATCACCCACTACAGCCAATCCGCCTTTATGCGAATCAGTACCCTTGGCATACTTAGGTATAGGTTGTGATGCTATCACAGCTATTTGCGCAGCCCCCATAGCCGCCGCAATACCAGCAAGTACGAAATTAGGCAACGCCTTCGCTACAGCCAAAGCCGTTGCAATAGTAGCCTGTATGATGCTATTGGCTTTATCCCATCTTGCCTGTTTTTGTTGCAATTGAGCTTTCTTCTTCTCCAATTCTTCATTTTTTCGTGCTGTTTTATCCTCAGCGGCACGTTTACGGGCCTCCGCTTCTTCCGAACTGATAGCACCTGTTTCTTCAAGACGCTCAATCCTTGCCAGTTCTTGTTCCCCCGCTTCCTCATTGGCTTCCTGCTCCTCTTCAATTTTGGATATGCGGTTCTCGTATATGTTCTGCATCATGGAATTCAAACCGTCAGAGATTTTAGCCAAACTTCCTAAAACAAGCTTAAGCCTTTCTCCATTTGACATATTAGCCCACATATCAGAAAAAGAACCACCTGCCTCTTGGGCTTTTTTGGCCAAATCTCCAAGCACATCATTAATCCCTGAGAAGAAATCTGCAACCCCGCTTTGTTCGGAAGGAAAGGAATCTGTAATGTTTTTCAAAGCATCCGCCCAATCCTCTACTTGTTTCTTCCCTTTTTCAGCTTCATTAGACGCCTCATCATTCAATAACGAACCAAAATCCGCGCGCAGCTTTTGGAGTTTCAGCCTTAATTCCTCTATCTTCTCCTGTGGGATGGTACCGGTTGCCTCCGCCACTTTCAATTCAGCCTCGGCTGCTGATATCTGAGCCAAAAGCATTTCTTTATTATATTTTATCGTGAGTTTATAAAGGGCCTCCTTATATTTCTCTTCACTCATCTCGCCTTTCAGGTGGCTTTTTTCAAGCTCGTTCTGCTGTTCAGCAAGCCCTACCACAAATGCCTCCGCCTGCCGGGAAGCGGAATCCTCCATTCTTTTGATATCCTCATTAGCCTGCCTGTTCAGTTCGTCAATGCGCTTTTTCTCGTATTTGTCCCTCACCGCCTGTAGATTTTCATAATTCCCCTTCATGGCGTTTATCTCAGCCTCTTCATCCAAATCTATCATTCGCATTCTCAACTCACGTTGCTCTTCGCTTCCCTCTTTGACTGCTTCTAATGTTATCTGTAACTTTTTCTTCTCCTGACTCAGATAGAAATCGATCTCTTTATTGGCAAGTTCTTCCTGCATCTTCTCAGCAAGGTTTTTACGGGTTTCATTTTCTTTCTCACTATTTCCTTTCACCTCTGCTATACGTTGCGTATAATTCAACCGAATACTCGCAAGTTCTTTTTCTAGACCTTCATCCATTAACTCCAATCTGCTCTGCTGATACGCCTTATCGATTCTAAGTTGTTCTTTACGTTGCTTCTCCAATTCCTTTTTTTGCTTGTCTGTTAAAGTCGTAGACGTTCCAGATGCATCATCAATAGAATTTGATATTTTCCTGATATCCGCAATCTGTTTTTCCAAAGAAGTCACTTTAGTTACTTTATCCAGATATTCATTCCAAGTTTTTGTCTGTTCCTTACCGAATTCTGCATTTGTCTTTTCCAGTCCCAACGCCTGTTTGAAAAATGAAGCATCTCCCATATCTTTCCATAACTGCTGGTTCTCATTATAGAATTTATTCCTTAAGGACTGTTGCTTTGATAATTCCTGTTCCAAAACGGCAATTCTTTCATTTTTGGCTTTTTCCAATGCTGTCGTTTCGTCATCCCCGGCCTTCAGATATTCATCTTTCAAACGGTTTATGGCAATAATCTCAGATTTTATGGATTCCTCCGCATAAGGGGATGCTGCTCTCTTGGCTGTTTCAACTTGCTTATCTGCAAGTTGTTCCGCACTCATTAGCCACTCTTTTATTTTGCGTATGCCATTTGTTGCCATGTCGACAAAATCCTTCATGGCTTCGGTATTGCCCATTATAGTCAGCATCAAAGATTCCCAGGCTGATGATAAGTTACACAATGCGCCTTGTACATTGTTCCCCATAGTATCGGCCTTTTTATTCAAGTCATCTTCCACTCCTGTAATCTGGTCACGGAGAGGAACGATCTTGTCTGATGCGGTCAGAAAGGCGTTAAAAGCTGCCACACTTCGTTTATCGGTCATTTCCAGTGTGGAATTCAGATCAATCCCTTGTTCTTTTAATCTTTTCAATCCGTCAACCAATTCCGGTAATGTCTTAACTGGTCCACCAAGAGCTTGTGCTAATTTACCACTGCCATCAGCCAAATTCAGTAATATATTCCGGGTGGCTGTAGCCGACATGGAAGCATCAAATCCTGCGTCTGCCAGTTTGCCCAATAAGGCCAATGTGTCTTCTATTGTGAAGTTGAAGGCCTTGGCAACAGGTCCGACGATGGGCATTGCTGTCTGAAGGTCGGAAAAGGAAAGGGCGCTCTTGGTTGTTGCGACAGCCATTGCGGATACGTACCGTCCCGTTTCTTCCGTATCAGCCCCGAACATACGTAGAGCCGCACCAGCCAAAGCAGCAGCTTCCGGCAATTCAGCACCAGTAGCCTGGGCAAATTTCAGCACTCCCTCGGTCATATCAAGTATCTCTGTCTTGGAAAAGCCTAATTTGGATAATTCTATTTGCAGGTTGGTCGCTTCTGAGGCGGTGTATTTTGTCGTTTCTCCCAAACGCCTAGCATCTGCTGTCAAGTCTTTTATCTCTCCTTTGGTCGTACCCAATATGGCTGCGAGCTTACTGTTTGCAGCTTCAAAGTCAATTGCCGTATTAATCCCCTGTTTAAATGCTCCTATTAGCTTCTGAATTCCTGTAATAACTGCTTGGGCTCCGACAAAGCCCTTGATCATTGAACCCACATTAGAAGCGACCTGTCTGGTTCCACCAGCAATACTAGTCTTGATTATTCCTCCAAACCCTTTTGCGACAATACCAAAGTTTTTCATTGAATCATTGCCGTTCTTCAATTCCACTATTGCCAGTTTTATCTGCTCCTTGTAATCGCCGACTGTCATTTTCGCCTGCACATACGCATCGCGATTCCTTTTTATATAATTAGTGTTCTGATTTATTGCCGAATTCAATTGCTGACGTATCTTCCCTTCTTTATCTTCCGCATCTGTCAAATCCTTCACAGCCTGACGTAATTGCTTATTTACAGCTTCAGCTTCAGCAATTGAATGGACTTCTTGTTTTGAAAGCTGTATCACCTGTTCTGTGGTCAGTTTTTGTTTTTTCTGTTCCTGATTCAGTATCTTTTGTTGACGCAAACGTTCAGTCTGGGCTTTTTCTAACTTTAATTCAGCCTCGGCATTAAGTTTCTTTGCTTTTGCGTCCTCTTGCGCATTCTTTACCGCCTGTTTGGTTACTTCATTGATCTGTTTAAGAGATTCCTTATATTTCTGCTGTAAATCGGCAAGTTTATCTTGGGTTTCATGGAGTTTCTTAACTGTCTGTTCGTATTCCTTGCTTTTTTTATCCAATTCCGACAAATTTCCAGGACTTGCATTGATTTGAATCGCCAGTTTCGAGGCAAAATCCGCATAACTATTGGATGTTCTTTTAAAATCATCATCCAATATTTTCAAATCCTTAGAAAGTTTTTCAAGCTTTATAAATATACTGGACGAGATTTCATCCGTGATTTTAAATTCCGCTCCTGCCATAGTCTTTTCGTAAGTTTTGGGTGATACATGACTTCATGCACCTTCTAAGAGCAAAGATAGTGATTTTATCAATTATTAAAAAGATAAGAAAATAAAAAAGAGAAGCAAAAGCTTCTCTTTTTCCCAATAAATATTCCCTCTAAAGTGAAAATATTAATCAATCACCATGTAACAACATCTTCTATTTCTCCATTCCTTACAGTGCATCTATAGTGGGTACGGATCATAGCTCCAAAACTATTTTGCGAGTCAACATAAGATTGGATTATAATTGATCCATCAGAATTTATTTTATATTTTGTTTCATCATCAAATTCATTTGCAAATTTCGCAGATGATGGAGATTTCAACATTTTTTTTATACCTTTCTTAGCATCTCTGAACGCCTGCGAAACTACATAAGAATCATTATTGGAACTTTCCCTTTCATTCACTCTAAAATAACCGCCAGTATACAATAATAAAAAAGCGATTAAAGAAATAAAAATAATTACACTTTTCGCATAAGTTTCTTTAGAAAGATTTATCAATAGATTATCTTTTAAAAAACGCATAATAACAGTCCTAGCCATAAACAAGACTATAGCAGTAGCCAATAAAAAAATAACAGTTCCTATGGTCATATCATACTTTTTTTATATAGTTAT